TTACTTCCATTCCCGCCTGCGCCCTTTCGGCAGCCCCTCCCGCATCCGCGCGTATTCCGCGTTATAGGCGCCAGGCTCGACCTGCGGCGCCGGCTCGGCCGGCGGATGGCGAGCGACGGTCCGGCCAAAATGCCCGAGCGCGAGGAAGCAGCCGACGTCCAGCGTGAGCGCCGTCACCGCCGCCTCATAGGCCGCTCTGGCGATCGCGAGGTCGATGGACGCTGCGACGAGCTTCACCACCCCGCCGGCGGGTCCGATGATCTGCACGACATGAGGGAGCGCGTCCGCTTGATCCCGCAGCGCAGGTGAGCGGGCGCGATCCTCATCCTTCAGCGGCGGAGGCACGAAGGCCACGGTGACCTTCAGCGACCGACAGGCTGGGCAGCGGAGCCGTTTCGACAGGTCGCTGATCGGCATGGCCGCGCCGCGCGTCCAGACCAGCGTCTCCATGTCGAGCTCGTAATCGCGGTGGCATTCGCGAATCGACTTCAGCCCGTCGCGCTTGCCGAAAGCGCAGCGCGCCTTAACGCGCCAGCCGGCGCGCCACGCCTCGCCGAGCGTCTCGACGGTCACGTCTGCCGCGGCGGCTGCTGCAGGCGGCGGAAGCCGCGCGAGGCCGCCCCCTCGGCCGAGGCCAGCGCCTGGCCGAGCTCCTCGATCTTGGTCAGCAGCGAGAGAATCGCGCGGCGGGGATCGCCGTGGGCGCTCCTGATCAACGCCTCGACGGCTCCCTCTTCGGCCGCTACGCTCTCATCCTCGAACAGCTCTTCGGCCGCGTCCCGCATGGCGTCCTCCTCTTCCGAGAGGGATTGAATCCATGAGAACAAAAAAAGAACACGAGCGACGGCGACCACGTTCGCTGAACGCCAGGCAGCCGCTGGCGCAGCTGCAGGTTCCGGCCGACTGTCCCAGCTTCGACGATGTCGCCGCTGAGATGGCTCGCTTCGCCGAAGAGGAGATCAGGCGGCAGGAGGAGCCGTTACAACAGGGAGCTACTCCTCCAGCTCAATCGCCGGCGTCAAACCGCGCGGCATCGGCCCCATGGTGAAAGGGCGGCGTCATCAAGCTTGATGCACTTTCTTGGTTATTGAACCTTTCGCTGAGAAGGAGTCGAAGTAAGAACCCTTGCATTCTGTGCCATGAAGTTGGCGCAGGTAACAGGCTCCAATCGCATTGCACTAGCCTCGGGCAATCCAAAACAACTACAAAGTTCGTCAACCAGTACTAACTTGTCGGGCAAAGAAAAACCCATGGCAGTACCGACGATATCAGCCGTCTCCGGGATAATTGCCTTTAGTATTTCCAAATTTTGACGATGAAAGGCGAACCCTAGAAATACAATGCGACCAGCCGCCTGGAGCTCCTCTCTTATGGAGAGCAGGGCTGCGTCACTGTCCTCCAGCTGCTCTGTATACGTCCGAACATTTTCAAAAGCTTCTAGAGCCGTCCCCGCTGATGCGCACCCGAATTCGGCAGCGCACGCATCAAGAGGCATCCACGGCAGCTTCCCCACCATCCCATACGGGCGAATTACTTTTACGGTTGCTGCAACTTCGCGAGCGGCTGCTGCCGAGAGGGAGTAATGATTTTGAACTGCGTGTGTAAGATAATTTTCTAGAGTGCGATCATAGTTGAAGTTGATAAAAGAAACGCCTTCAAACAACCTGAAACGATCTGTCGATTGCCGCCCCTCTGCGACGATTTGGAAGAAGAAATGATACCACGTGTTTCGGAGGGAATGCAGATTTTTTCGTATATCATCTCTATCAGAATTGAAGCTACATAGGGACTTCGCTTCGGCTTGGTGGATGGCTCTAACAATGGCGAGCTTTCCCATCCATGTCGCTTCTGGAGTTTGGATTGAATACAATAGGTCGTCTAACGATACCGCGTGGGTTGCCCCGCCTACTATCTTATGACCCTCAAGTATGTATCTATTATACAGAGGATAGTTAGTTCGACCCCAATGGTCCTTTATAGCTTCAAGAAGATCGTTATCACCTGATATCCGCCTGTGATGCTCAAACCGGTAGTCGAGACGTGCCTTTACATCTTCCAGTAATTCCCATCCGAGCGGCATTCTAGCTTCGGCGCTTGCACCTGCACCTAGAACGAAAACTGTCTTTGTCTTGAACATAAGGCTACTCAGACCCTGAGGTTCTGCAGAAGCAGGTTTTCCGATCCGACCGTGAACCGGTGCAGGGGACGCGACTCGTTAACTATACGTTCTAGAACTTCGCCGAGCCACTCCCCTGACGGGCCCGCGCATGTGCCGAGGACGATGCAACATGACTCCCCGCTAATTGGGGGCCCCCTCAAAGGTTCACGGCTCACCGCCCACGCTGGTCGCGTCGAGGCTTGCTCTCAGGCCGTAGGGCGGGAGGCGTCCGTTCCACGGGAGCGCCTGGTTCTCGCCAAAAGGGCTATCAGGGGTTCGCCCTCGCGCCTCCAGCGCGCGCCGGATGAAGCCGAGCTCGACCTTTACGCCGTTCAGCTCCAGCCGGATGGCGGTCTGCGCCTCGGTGAGGCTGTTGATGTCACGAACCCGGTCTTCCTTGCCGGATGACAGCTTCTCTCCGAAGGCCTCGAGGGTCTTGCCCTGCCGGGTGACGCCGTCCTCGACCAGGTCGAGCCGGCGGACCGATTGCTCGAGCTTGTCGACGCGGGTCTCCCATGCGGCGATGCGCGCGGCGCGGTCCTTTTCGATCCCCTCGACGCGGCCTCGCAGCTGATCGTTGGCGTAGCGGAGTTCGGCCCTCTCCTTTTCCCCGACCTCGAGCCTGAGCGTGACCGTCGTGGCCGCTCGCGCCCGCTCGTCCTCGCCGCGCCAGAACGACGTCATGAAGTAGCCGCCGCCGAGGATGGTCAGGATCGGCGAGATCGCCGCCAGGATGATCGCGGCCATCGTCAGCTTCGACTTCTCCGCCGGCGGCGAGTCGAGCCCCAGCTCGCGCAGTGCGTTCGCGAGATCGCGAGGGCCGTAGAGCATGCCGGCGGCGGAGATGGGGCTTTCGCGCCGGCTCTGCCCCGTCTTCATCTCGCTGAGATCACCGTTCGGCATATCGTTACGAGGCCACGCTCTGCACCTTGGCGGCAGCCTCCGCGACGGAGGCCTGGACCTCCGGCAGCTTGGCGATCACCTTCGTCTTGAGCATCGCGTCGGTCTGGCGGAGGCCCGACACGGATTCGGGGTTCTGCGCCTTCACAAGCTTGATCGCATCGGCGACGATGCCGCCGGGAACGCCCTTCAGGACCTCGGCGCCCTCCCCTGCCAGGCGGGTAGCGACAATCGAGGTCAGGACGTTTCCGATCGTGCGGTAGAGGCTCATCGCCTGCTTTTCGTTCTTGATCGCCTTGAGCGCGGCCGCGCCGCGCTGCGCGATCCATGCCGAGACAATGGTGATGACGCCGGCGCCGATCGCGACGGCGGCTTCGACAGCGTAGGGCCGTAGCCCGGTCCAGACGTCGTTCAGGAATTCCATGGCTCAGGCTCCGTGAGGGCGCCGCTACAGGCGCGCCGGTTGGTTGTGTGGGTGGGAGACGGGCTGGGCGCGTCGGCGCCATCCGGCGGCCCGCGACCGGCAATGGCGCGGGACGAGGTGGGCAGCCGGCTTCGGAACGGATTGCCGCAGGTGACTTGAGCCGCTACTGCGGCGCGCAATTTACGTGCAGCCAAAGGGAATGTTCGGCGGACGCTGATAACGACGCGGGGAGCGTGATGCTCGAACTGGTCGTCTCACAGGATTGCTGGAACGCGGTCGCCCGCGCCGGAGGCTATTTCCTGTTCATGGGGACCACGTACCGCCTCGCGACGGCCGCGCGGGCTGGCGGCGAAGATCACGCCATCAGCCTTACAGGCGAACCGGTCTGGGCGGAGAACGACGACTTTGCTTCGGAGCTTGCCGACATCCCGGATCTGTCGGCCAGGTCGGTCTGACGCCTGCCGATCAGGCCGCGAGGCGACCCAGCGCGTCGCGGCGCACGTCGAAGGACGGGCACGCCTTGGCGGCGTACTGATTGTGGCCGGAGACCTTCCGGATCCCGGGGAACTTCGCGATCAGCTCGCGCGTCAGCCACAGCATCGAGGCGCGCTGCGCCGCGGTGCGGGTGTCCTTGGCGGCTTTCCCGTCCTTGGAAACGCCGCCGACGTAGCAACAGCCGATCGTCCCCGTGTTGTGTCCGGTGACGTGGGCGCCGATCTGGCCGATCGGCCGGCCGGCCATGATGCGGCCGTCGCGGTAGACGATGAAGTGATAGCCGATGTCGCTCCAGCCCCTCTGCTTGTGCCAGGCGCGGATGTCGGCGACCGTGAAATCCTTGCCCTCCGGGGTGGCCGCGCAGTGCCAGATCAGTTCGTCGATCGAGCGCGCGGTCGAGAGCAGGACCGGCCTGTTCGGCGGCGGCGCGGCGGTCGCAAGCTCCGCGGCGACGGCCGGGACCGGCCCGGCCATGGCTGACTTGTCGGGCTCGGGCTGGCCGGGCTTCGCCGGCGTCGCCGCCTGCTTCAGCGCCGGCCCGGTGTTCTTGCCGACCTTGCCGTCGACGACGAGGCCGTTCGCCGCCTGGAAGGCGCGCACCGCGTCGTCCGTGAGATCGCCGTGCTTGCCGTCGATCCCGTCGCCGGCTGGGCCGGACGTGCCGAGATTGAAGCCGAGCGCCTTCAGCAGCCGCTGATACTCCAGCGTCTTCATGGGATGTTCTCCGGGCATAAAAAAAGCCCAGCGCGAGGCTGGGCTGGGGGAGACGAGGCTGCGTAGGTCGTCAGGCGGCCTTACGAGCGAAGCGGATGATCGCCACGGGGGACCCGTTCGCGGACGCGATAACGACGTCTTCTTTCAGATCGAGTCGTCTGGCGGTCGCCACGCCGTGGCTGTATGAGCCGGCCCATGTTCGACGACTATCTGAATCGCTGGGATCTCGTTCCCGACGGTGACCCTCTCACCACCCGAGCTGCCTCGCTTCTGCCGGTGCGGTGGCGAGGTGAACCCGCGATGCTGAAGCTGTCCATCGAGGAGGACGAACGGCAGGGCGGCATATTGCTGGAGTGGTGGAGCGGCGAGGGTGCAGCGCGCGTTCTAGCGCGCGACGATGCGGCTCTCCTTATGGAGCGGGCCACTGGAACATCTTCGTTGGCTGAGATGGCTCGGACCGGGCGCGATGACGAAGCATGCAACATCCTTTGCGCCGCCGCCGCCCGCTTACACGCTCCCCGGAGAAAGCCGGTTCCGGATCTCGTTCCTCTGAAGGAATGGTTCCGTGAACTGGAGCCAGCGGCTGCGAACCACGGCGGTATCCTTAAACGCTCCGCCCAGACGGCTCGAGCCCTCTTCGCCGAACCTCGCGAGATCTGCGTGCTGCATGGCGACCTGCATCACGACAACGTTCTCGACTTTGGCTCGCGTGGCTGGCTGGCAATCGACCCCAAGCGTCTCGTCGGGGAACGGGGCTTCGATTTCGCTAACATTTTCACAAACCCTGACTTGGCCGACCCGACGCGGCCAGTCTCAACCCAACCCGGCCGTTTCGCTCGACGATTGAATGTCGTCGTCGAGGCGGCAGGCATGGAGCGAGCGCGCCTTCTTCAATGGATCCTCGCCTGGACCGGGCTCTCGGCTGCGTGGTTCCTCGGCGACGGCGACCCGCTAGCAAAGATTGATCTTCACGTTGCTGAACTGGCCGCGGCGGAGCTCGACCGATGAGGCCACCTCATAGGTGTAGAGCGCGAGCCCGATCGTATCTCATCGGGGCGCCATCACGGAGAACAATGGTCGGCGTCAGCCGTTTGGCCGCGCATGAGCGGAGCGGATGATCACTTCGATCCGACCGACGTCGATGGCCGCATCCACCTTGTGGAGCGCGCGCTGCTTCGCACGCTCGACCAGATCTCGGAGCGGCTCGCCAGCGGAGCGGACATCACGCTGCTGTGCCACGTCCTGAGGGGCCAACAGGAAAGCCTCCTGAAGCTGCAGGCGGACAAGGACGAGCGGGACGCTCAGCAGGCGACGTCGAGGACGGGCGGCCAGTCGTCCACCCGCTCGTCGTAGGGCTCGATCAAACGATGCCGTAACGGCTCTTCAGCATCGCCATGAAGGCGGTGCGTGGCGCGTCGTATTCCGCCAGGTGCATCGGGACCGAGAAGACGAACATCTCGCCCACCTTGGCGGTCCAGGAGAGCGTGCCAGAGGTGCCTATGCCGCCGATGCAATACTCCGCGTTCTTCCTGTCGGCGCCGCCCGACTTCGGCGTGGGGTGCACGAACTCCCCCTTGGTCGTGGCGGGATCGTTGACGTACCAACGGGACGTCTTCACCGCCTCGCGATAGGAGATCATGTAGACCGCGGGCGCGTCACGCGACGGCAGCCCAGCAGTCGGGATCATGTTGCTCTCCAGGCTCGAATTCGAGGCGGCGCCGTAAGACAGGTGCGTGTCGCTCCCGATCGTCCGAACGATGTCAGTGTAGGTGCTGCCGGGAAGCAAGGATGATGAGAGCAGGACGCCGGTGGTCGCAGGCCGTGTCGCAACGGCGATTACCGTGATGTCGTCGATGGGTGTCGAGCCCTTGATCCGAACGTTGTCGTCGGCCCCGTCGGTAAAATCGAGAGTAGCGCGACCATTGAAGAGCGGATCGGAAGCCGTCTTGTTCGGGCCGACGCTCGACGCCCCGATGATGGGCAGGCCCGAGCGGGCGTCGCGCATCGCCAACGGCGGCGTATTGGCCGGCGCCCGGGCCGGGTCGACGTAATAGAGCAGGTACTTCATGAAGGGCGCGAGGTCGCGATCCCACTGCGAGATGTTCACGATCGGGGCGAGCGAGTTCTTGCCCAGGTCGACGTTGGTTTCGAGCGATAGCATCAGGCAGCCCTCACGATTGAATGGCACATCCAGTTGTAGAGATTGCCGCCGAACTCGCTGAGGTCGGCGGAGGTGTCGCGGAAGCAAGTACGGGGACCGGTGGTCGGGCCGCCATTGAGCGCGGGGCCGTTGTCCTTGTCAGCGACCGCTCCGAACGCGCCGAGACCGAACCCCGGCTGCGCCCCGGTCGGCGCGCCCGACATCGTCACCCCGATCGACGTTCCGTCGCCGCCGAGCGCAACGCTTGAGATGGCCGGAGGCGTCCCGCCCCCGGTCTGCAGATAGGTGAGCCCGTAATGGCCGGGATCGCTGACCCGGATGGTGTCGATCGCCAGCACGCCGTCGGGGACGTGGCACTGGATTGTCGCCACGGCGCCGTTCCAGGTGACCGACACCGGGTGAAGCGGCTTCCATGGCGTCCCTGCGAGCTCTTGCGCGATGGCGCGGCCGTAATACTCGCCATGCACCGCATAGCTGCGCGGCGATGAGAGGTGGATGCCCTCCGGCGCGTGCGGCAGGTGATACTTCGGCCCGACGCACCGGACGTTGGGGTTCTCCAGCCCAGCCTGGAGCTGGGCGAGCGGAACCTCGTTGGCGTTGTGGTAATCGCCGTCGGAGAGCCAACGGACGGCCGTCCATGACGACATCTGGCAGACGAACAGCTTGACCGGGTCGCTCTGGCCCGAGATCGCCGCCAGGTCCTGCATGTCGGCGGCGAGCTCGTCCAGTTTCGCCCTGAACACGGCGAGCGAGTCTTCCCGATCGGCCTCGCCGTTGATCATGCACAGCGCCGGTACGCTGTAGGCCAGACCGAGCCGCTGCATCATCGTCTTGGCGCGCTGGACGGCCCGGATCATGTTGGCCCACTGCACCGTGCCCTTCCTGTACTTCTCGTACTTCTGGCCGGAGATGCCGTGGCAGGAGGGCAGAACGCCCTTGGTCGCCCCTTGCGCCAGCGCGACGCCGCGAGCGCATCGGCTCCAGGGCGTCTCGCCGCCACCCTGATCGAGGCGCTCGACCATCGGCACGAGGTCTCTGATCAGATCGAGCGAAAGCGGCGTGTCCAGCAACCCGGCGTTCATCGAGTTGCCAAGGGTCCTGATGCCGCCGTTGAAGATCACGGTCCGGCCCGGGATCGTCGCCGGCGTCTCCTCGACGACGCGTGGCGGCTCGGTCAGGCCCAGCGAGAGCGACTGGCCCAGGACGGGGATGTGAAGCAGCGCGTTGACGCTCGTCGAGAGCGCCGCATCGAAGTCGAGCACGCTTTTCCTGCGCGTCGTCACGCCGCCGAAGGCCTCGGCGTAGAGCACTCCGTCCTCCTGGGCGACAGGAGCAAACGCATCCACGCCGGGCGGAGAGATGCGGAGCGAGTGGCCATCCGGATCGACCGCGACGACATAGCGGTTCGGCGTGTCTCCGACCGTGTCCACCAGGTAGCGGGTCGAGGCGTCGTCGCCCCCGCCATCGTCGCTGAGCCCGGCGACGTATTCCGTCCCGTCGTGATAGCGGCCCCAGAGGACTCTGCCGCCGCGACCGTAGATCACCTCGCGCCAGACGTCGGACGGCAACTCGTCCCAAACGCCACGCCCGACATCGTGCGTCGGCACGCGACCTTCATTGGTGACCCAGAACGGAACGCGGCCTCTCGCTCGGATCTGCAGGAGGTCCGTGACTGAGGGAAGTTCCGCGGGTATGACGCTGGTAGAGACGGTTCTCTCGACGGCGCCGATCCGATCAACCTGCGGCTTCATCGCCGCGGGTGTCACCGCTTTTCCGGCCTCCGTTCCAGCCGCGACTTCAGCAGTGCTCGCCGGTGTGACCGTTAGCGTCGTGTCCGTGTTGAGGCCGCCGCCGCCGGTGACCAAGCCGCCGCCGTTCACCTGACGCGTGATGGTCACCTTGCCGTTAAGCGCCTCGGGGAGGCCCACGACGTCCGGCACATCGAGCGTGACGACGCCCGCCTTGCCAGCAACGGTGTTGACCCCGGACGGAGGGCCGATGCGCGCCCACGTTCCCCCAATGCCGCCCGAGTAGGAGTAAGTGCCGTCGATCTCGTCATTGCCGGAGTTCTTAATCTCGGCCCGCTGCCCGGATCGGTAGTCGACATCCGTCGGCAGTTCCTCAGGATCGGAGAAGACGAGCGACGCACCGCTCGACGCGAGTTCGTTCTCGATCATCTGCCCGAGAGCACGAGCTTGCGCTTTGCTCACCGGCTTGACGCCGCTCCCGGGAATGCCCGGCGAAACGTGATCGCCGAATGTCGCGGCGAAGCCTTCGGCAATATCGCCCATAGTGGCCCTCAAAATGCAGGAAGCCCGCGCGATGGCGGGCTGGGGTAGGTCGGAATGAGGAGTAAGCGGCTAGGCCGCAGCGAGGCTCACAGGAGCCCCCACTTCACGTTGTCGGCGAAGGCACCGATCGCGGACTGATTGAACAGGCCGACGCGCTGGTCGGCGTAATAGGCGCTCGCGCCTGACCCGGTGAGCGCCGCCAGGTCTCCGCCCAAGCCGCCAGAGGCGATAATCACGCCGCCGACTTTGATCCGCACCGTGTCGCCAGCGCGCTCGCAGCGGACCAAAGCGCCGGAGGCCGGCAGGGCCGCGGCCGTGTTGGCAATGACGGTCGTGTTGACGTTGGCGATGCGCTTGAACGCCGTCCAGACATTCGCAGCGGTGTAGCGGAGCAGCACGTAATTGCTGGGATCCTTCGCCGCGAGAAGGATGCCGGTACTGGAGCCGGCGGACGCGAGCCACTCGAACTCGATATAATAATTCAGCGAGTAGAGATCCGGCAGCGTATAGATCGCGGAAGCCACGTCGGTCGCGTGGATCACGCCAGAAACTACCTTGAACGCGCCCGCGTTGCCGCTGCGCCGGGTCCACAGCGCCGCGCCGACCGTGCCGAGATTGCCGTCGGGATATGCGATCGGGTCGGCCCCGACCTGTCCGGAGACAGTCACGTCATCGGGGCCCGCAGGCGTCACAGATCGAATGCCGGAGACGTTCAGGGCGAAGCCGTAGTAGCGCCGCACGCCCGGGCTCGGGGTCTCGCTGAACGGCCTGCTATCATCGCGGAGCTTCGTTCCGAGCACCGGCATGCTGAGGGGCGACTGCGCCGGCGATCCCGCCCGCACCTCGAGCTTCTGCGTGTGTGTGTCGTTCGCGGCTGAGGTCAGGTTGATGGTGGCGGTCGTTCCGGCGAGGATCGCGTCAAAAGCCTCTGGCGTGAGCGGTGGCGTCGGATCGAGGACGACATTGATCGACGAGAGCGGCGAATACTCGCCGACGCTCCCGCCGCCGCCGCGGTAGCGGGTCTGAACCTCGTAGGCGCCTTCCCCGAGCGCGCCGGAGATCACCTGCAGGCCATCGTCCGGCGCAGACATCGGCAGCCACGCGGTCGTGCCGACCCGGCGGATACGGCCTTCGAGGCTGAGGTCGGGCCACGCCTCGACAGGCGGGCTCACCGCCGACACGACGGAGATCGCCGACCCTCCAGCGACCGGCTGCGAGATGACCGACAGCTCCGGAGCCGGCGGGATCGGAAGATCATCCTCCTCGGCGCGGTCAGGAATTGCCGGCCGCCTGCCCTCCTCCGTCATCCGGTCCCAGGCGTAGCGATCGACGTCGACCGACTGGAAGTCGACCTCGATCGTTCCGTTCTCGAAGGTGTTGTCGACCAGCCCGACGACCTCGCACGGCAGCATGCGGGTCGAGATCATCTCGGTGGAGTTGAGGTAGAAGAACCGGCGGCCCTTCAGGTTCTCGCCATAGGGCTTGAGGACCAGCTTGCCGCGAACGGCGCAGCGGAGCTTCGTCAGCTCCGATTTCGCCAGCCGGCGACCCTGCGTATAGCTCTGGCACCATTCGGCCTTGGCGTCGGCCGCGACTGTGATCGCGCCGGCGTCGATCTCAGCCTGATCGACCCAAGGGTCCGCCTCGACCTGCTCGTAACCGTGGTCGGCCGAGACGACCTTGACGATGAGGGTGTTGACGTCCTCGTCCTCGAGCCTCTGTTTCGAGATGTCGATGCTGTCGATGTGCCGATCGCTGATGACGACGGACGGCTCGTAGTACCAGCCGGCGAACACGATGATCCCGCCGTCACCGGCCTCGGTCAGCCAGCCGTCGCAGGATCGGAGCAGCGCCTCGACGATCGAGCGACGCGGGCTCTCCGAGGTGTAGTGGCCGCCGGCGGCGTAGCGCGGCTCGAACGCGCCGTCGGCGCGCTCGACCTGCTCGTCGCAGATGTCCATGGCCGCGTGCCAGTAGCCCGCGTAGCGCTCATAGACCGTCGCGACAGGCGACCGATAGCCCGCCGGGCAGTGGCAATAGAAATGCAGCAGGTGCCGCATCGGATTGCGGGTCCAGGTCCACGTCGCAGCGACGTCTGGATCCTGGGCCAGGTCGCGAGGGTCCCAGCAGCGTCGCAGGCGCGCGACGACCGACGGCTCCGGAAGGCCGAAGGGGATGCGCTTCTGGATGTTCTTCTGGTTCGGGGTCCGGGCGACCATGAGGACCGAGGCGACGCCGTCGCCCCGGCAGTCCGCGCCCCATGCGGAGAGCTTGCCGATGAGCTGCGGATAGGCGGCCTCGGTCGGGAGCCCGAGCCGCCAATAGATCGAGATGTCCTTTTCATCCAGCCCGTCGCCGCGGTAACGGCCAGACGCGCTCGGCATGAGGACGGGTCCGTCCACCTGGCCCGGATCGAACTCCACCGCGTCGTCGTGCAGGTAAAACTTCTCGACGCCGTCGATCAGACCCTGATGGAACGGCATGCCGACATAGGCGGTGGAGCCGACCATCTCGAAGACGTTGCGCGGGCCGGCGATGCGATGGCGGCCGTAGCCATAGATCGGCGGCGGGATCGTCTGCTTGAGCGAGACCTTGCCGTCCTGCGGCTTCGGGATGTCCGGCTTCGGCGCCAGTAGCAGCTGCGCGCCGACGAGCGCGCCGGCCACGACGAGGTTGCCCAGCGTCGCCGCCGCCGTCGCCGTGATGGTCACGCCGGCGGCCGAGCCGAGGGCGATGATGGCGGCGCCGATCGCCTGAGGCATGGTCAGACTTCCCAGGCGAGATGCGGCGAGACGAGGTGCCTCTCGCGGTCGAGGAAGACGGCGCCCGTATTGGTCCGGACCACCCAGCGACGGTTGGGCGACAGGATGCAGCCGAGCGTCAGGTGTCCGGGCTTGACCGGGTCGCGCCGGATGCGCACGAGGCCGATGTCGCCGGGGCAGGCTTCGTCCGGCTCGACCCGACTGAGGCCTGCCGCTCTCGCCTGCCTCTCGACGAGGGCGTCAGTCCCCCCTGCGCGACGGGCGATCCGCCGCGCGTCAGGCCAGTCCCGGCACGCCCCAATCCAGCCGCTGAAGTCGTAGTCCGGCCGTTCGCGCTGAACCCAGCGGCCGAGGAAGGTCAGGCAGTTCGAGTTCGGCCAGGACCATGGCTCCGCCGCCGCCTCGTCGAGATAGGCGGCGAGGCGATCCAGACGGTCCACCTCAGGCCTTCGGGTAGGGCAGCCGCTTGCCCTGGTTGTAGTAGCCGACGAACTGGAAGAAGCGGTCTCCCGGGTTGAGCCGCTGGTGCTGCGCGTCGGTCCAGTAGGAAAGCTGCGCGCCGGCGCGGCGGATCTGGGCGGTGCCCGCCTCGATCGAGATCGTCCAGGTCGGAGGCGTGTACCGCCCGCCCGCGATGCGGCCGCCGGCGCGGCGAAGACGGATCGTTCCGGCGGCGCCCCGCCAGCACCAGCGCGGGCCGCCGATCATCTGCCAGCGATCGTCCCAGTAGAGCTTGCCCACATAGATCGCAGCGCCCTTGGCGAGGTGCGACTGCTCGTCGGCGACTTCCGCGATCCGGCTCGGCAGGCCCGAGAGGCCGAACTCGACGCTGTCCGAGATGCCATTGATCAGAGCGCGCAGGGCCGGGATCTGTCCGATCGCGGGCACGCCGGGATAGTAGACGTGGTCCTCGTCCTCGATGTGATCGGCCGGCACATAGACGCCACCGGCTGCGGACGTCAGCCGCGAGACCTGGCCGTCGTTCCAGCCGATGCGAAGCGCCGCGTCGACCCGCATCGTCGCGGAGGCGAGCCGCTCGTCCACCGGGGGGTCCGGTGGCAGGCTCACGCCGCGTGCTCCGGCAGACCTTCGAGCGCGGACATGTCCTCGACGAAGGTGACGCTCGCGGCGACGACCTGCTGTTCCTCGAGCTGCATGCCGTCGGCGTCCATCAGCTTCACCACGCAACGCGGAAGATCGAAATCGACCTCCTCGCCGGCGCGTACGCGCTGGCGCAGCGGAGGCCCGAACTCAAGCAGATAATCGAAGCCGCCGCCGACCGGCTCCGCCTCTAGCACCGAAGCCGTCTCGTAGAGCCGCCAGTCGGCGATCGAATGGTTGATCGAGAACGGCTCGGCGCCGATGAACGGAGCGGCGTTGAGAACGCGGATACGGAGCTCGGTCGCGCCGTGGTCGGCGTCTTCGAGGATCTGGGCCCAGATCGACCGGGTCTCGAACATCGCCCCGTCGGTGAAGGTCGCGCCGTCGCTGAACGGAACGAGCGGCGCGGTGCCCAGCGGTTGAGCCCGGAGCCAGGAGTTCATGTAAGGCACGATGATCGGCACGGAGCCGTTTTTCTGCTGCGCGCGCAGAGCTTTCCAGACGGCCTGCATGACGCGCTCGTGCAGCATGACGTCGACGAGCGCGATGATCCACACGCCGCCGCGGCCGAAGACGACGCGGCCTGGAGCACCGCCGGAAAGCGGCATGGCGCCCTCAACGCTGCGGCCGACGGGGTGCGCGATCACCTTGGCGGGCACGAGCATCTCATGGGGCCAGACGATCTTGGCCTTCATCGCGCGTGACCATGCCGTTCGATGCGCCGGCGGTTCTCCTCGACCCGGCTGTCGGAGATCCGCACGGACTGCATGCCGCTTCGGGCGCTCTCGCGCTCTGCGACGGGCGTCGACGTTTCGATCACGCGGGAGCGGAACATCGGATCATCGAACTCCACCTTCACGACGCTTTTGACCGTCGTCACGCTGGAGCCTTCGCGCACCGGCGGCACGTAAGGGGGCGGAACGTAGGGCCGCGGTCGCTCGGTCATGCCCAATTGCGGCTGGTGCAGTCGCGGCAGGTCGATGTCACGGCTGGCGCGGAGCAGTGCGCCCGTCGCGGGAAACGGCTCCAGCCCGGCGTTCATGCGCTCGAGCATCGGCCGCCAGCGGCGGGTCGCCTCCGCATGGGCGACGAACTCCTGCCCATGCACCACGCCCGCGACTTGGCCGGTTCCGTACGGACCCGTGTAGCCGCCCTCTTCGAAGCCGAAGAGGCTGCCGACGATCGAGAGAAGACCGCCTGCGCCGCCTCCACCGCCCGCCGCGCCACCGCCCATGCCGCCGATCGCTCCGATGAGCGAGGTGAAGACGTTGCCGAGGCCGCCGAGGAATGACGAGCCGACCTGGCCGATGCCGGTCAGGATGTTGCCCAAGCCGCCCGCCAGCCCGCCGGCGAAGCCCTGGGAGGCGTTCGCCGCCTGGTCTGTCGACGACGCCAGCAGCCCGCTCGACGCACTGAGCTTCGATGTCGCGTCGCCGAGTGCGCCCGAAGGCGCCAGCAGATTGTTGGCCAGCCCCGAGGCGTTCGTGCCGAACGTGTCCAACCCGGACGATGCGGTTCCAGCCGTCTGCGCGAGCGCCGTCAGGTTGTCGTTCGCGGCGGAAGCCCCCGTGAGCATGTTTGACCCGGCGCCGCCGGTCAGGAGGGAGCCGCTGACGCGCTCCTCGGGGAGCCGCGTGCCCATGCCTTGAGACCGGGCGCCCGGCCACAGCCGGCGCTGCGTCGGCGACAGGCCTTCTTCCCAGGAACCGCCGCCCATCCCGACCCGGCGTCCGCCGAGGTCGAAATGCATCGTGTCCATCGCGCCGTACTTGCCGCGGCCGCCGCCGAAATAGCCGCCCCACCGGAAGTCGTCGGCGAGGCCGGGATAGCGCTCCATCTGCACCGTGCGCGCCTCCTGAGCGAACTGCTCATAGGCGCGGAAGCTCTCGGCGTTCTGGTAGTTCGGCAGGGGCTTGCCCGTCGCCTGATCGAGCAGGCGGACATCGGTGGCGAGGCCCTTGCCGTGGAAGCGCGGGTCGCCAGGCCGGAAGCCGGAAAAAGCCTCGACCTTATAGCCCGAGCGCGAAGCGGCCTCGTTCAGGATCTCGGTCAGACGGGGATCGACGCCTCGGCGATAGTTGCCGACGAAGGAGAGATCGCCGCCGCCAGCCCCGGCCGCGCGGGACACAGCGGCCGCAAACGGGGCAGCGTTCGGAGCCGGCCGATTGTCGTTGGCCTCGGTCGACAGAAGCCGCGGCAACGGAGCACTCGTCACGTCGCCAGAGCCAGAGAGCTTCGCGCCGACAAGATCATTGGCCGCCTTGCCGAGCAGACCCTCGGCGCCGCCCGCGCCGCCCATTATGACGTGGAACGGGCGAGCGCGAGAGCCGTCCGGCTTTCCGCCGAGACCGAGCTCCTTCAGCCCCGGCATCGCGTCACCGAGGGCGCTCCACGCGTTCTCATAGACCGTGTCGAGGCTGCGCTTCGTCAGGTTGCGGAGAAGGGAGCGGCCGGCCTTCGCGGCGGACTTCAGCGCGCCCTCCCCGTTCATGACGCCTTCGGTCAGCGTCGACCAGGCGTCGCGGCCGATGTCCTTCATCTCGCGAAGGGCGTCGTTCACCCGCAGCTGCTCGGCATAGAGGTCGGCAACCGCGACCTTCGCGCCGCCGTAATCGACCTGCCGCGCGCCCGCCTCCGTGTTCAGCCCGTTCTGGCGGAGCCCCGCCTGCTCAAGATCGCGGTCGATCGAGGCGTCGCGGTCGCTCATGAACAGGCGGCGCCGATCATTGGCGATGTCTCGCGCCAGATTGGCCTCGCGGAGCTTCTGGCTGAGCCCGGAAAGCGCGTCCGCCTCGTCGTTGATCTGCCGGACGCGCTCGGCCGAGAGACGATCGGACCTGGTAAGCGCGAGCGCCTCCCGCCGTGCGTCGTTCGTCCTGTCGAGGATGATCCGGAGACGCTCCGCCTCGACGATCGGCAGGTCGACGGAGCGAAGGTCGAGAGCGGCGGAGGCGAGGCGTTCGCCCTGCGCGAGAGCCCTCTCCTGAGCCGCCGCCCTCGCCTGCTCGGTGGCTTCTGCGTAGACCCGGCCGGCTGCGCGCTGGGCCGCGGCGTCAGCATAGGCGGCCGTCGAGGCGTCCTGCAGAGCCTCGGCGCGGGCCCGGTCGGCCGCGACAGCCGCGCGCTGCTCGACGGTGCGAGCCGCGATCGCCCGCACATCGAAGCCGTAGGACGTTGCGGCGCGGCTTTCGGCTTCCTCCCACCCCGCCTTCATGTCGCGGTAGGAGCCAGCCTGCTGGATAAGGAAGCCTTCCCACTCCTTAGTGCCGATGACGCTCTTGAACGCCCCGGCGGCGCTCTCCAGGGCAGAGGGCAGCTTCCGCGCGGCGTCCGCCACTTCCTTCGTCTTGTCGAGCAGCTCCTGTCCGGCTTCGACCGCCTCCCGCATCCCGCCGACCATCTTACTCGAGACGGCGTCCTGAAAGGCGAGAACGTCCGGCGTGCCCTCCGCGTAGGACTTCTGCAACGCCTCGATCTGTTCGCGGAACTGAGCGTACCGGGCGCTCACGTCGAAGAGCGGGCGCTCGCTGAACCCGGTGGCGGACCCCATCGGATCCATGGTCGCCTGGCTGTCGACGCCCGAGCCGAAAGACCGGAGCGCCTCCCCCGCCTTCGTCATCACCTGCTCGCGCATTCGCAGAGCGTTGACCTGCGCCAACGCGCGCGCGACCAGAACGCTCTGTTCGGCCATCTCCTTCAGCGTGTGCGCAGCTTCGCCGTAGAGCCCCTTGATCTCGCGGATGGTGTCGGCGTGACGCTGGAAGGCGTCCTCCACCGCCTCGACATGGCGGCTGCCGGAAGAGCCGAACCACGCGATCGCTCCGGTGGCCCCGACAAGGCCGGCCATGAGAAGGCGAACCGGCGTCAGCAAGCCGAGCGCCGCCGTTCCGATCTGCTTGAGAACCGCGGCGGGGCCACCCTTTGCGCCTTGGAAGATCTGGACGAACTGCCCTCCCTGCGACGCCAGGATCATCAAGGGGCTCTGCCCCATCGCCAGCATCGTCGCGACGTCGTTGATCTGGAACGCAAGGTTGCCCATCTCGTGGCTGGCGAGAGCTGCGCCCTTCGCAGCCTGCTGCCCGGCGGCTCCCATGTTCCCGAGCCGACGGGACGCCTCGTCGTTCAGGTTGCTCCGGTTCACGAGATCGAGGTTCGCGCGGCCCATCGCCTGCAGGCGGCCCCAAGCGCCCGAGGCGTGTTCCGCCGCAGACTCGATCCGCCGGGCTTCCGCCTCGAACACGCTCGCGGAGTCCCGCGCCGAAATGGCCGGCCGACCGATGCCGAGGGCGTCGTTCAATCCGCGCTGGCTGACCTCCGCCGCGTGCGCGCGCCTCGCCTGCTCGATCTGGTCCTGTCGCCGCGCCTCCTCCTCCAGCGCGGAGAAGGTCGCGCCTCCGCTGACCGCCGATTGTCCGCCGATGTTGAAGCTTCGGTTGAGCCCGTCCTGGAACGCGCGGCCGGCCTCCTCTCCGCGCAGCCGGGCGATCTCGTCCAGCCGCCTAAACTCCGCCTCGAACGCCGCCGCGCTCTCCCGCGCGGAAGTCCTGACCTCGTCGACAACGACGCCAAGCGACGCGTGCAGCCCGCTCTGATCGAGTCGCGGCAGTGCGATGACGCCAGCCGCTTCGACATTCCGGTGCAGACGCTCCAGCTCATGCGCGAACCGGTCCGCGCCGATGACGCCCTGATCGAGCGCCATCGTGGCGGTGCGCAGCTCGCGCTCCATGCCGGTGAGAGCGCGGGCCACCGGATCGACCCTCGCCTGCAGGGTCGCCCATTTGGCGGCCGCGCTCTCCTGCTTGCGCGCGCTCCGGTCGGTAGCCGCGCCGAGCACGTCCGACGCGGTGGCGACGCCCGTCTGCGCCGCCTTCACGCGATCGAGTGCGGAGGCGAGGCTGTCGAGCCCTTCCGCGCGTCCGCGCACGGTCAGCAATCTGATCGCGCTGGTCTGCATGGAGCCTATGCCTCTTCGGCGACGCGCTGCATCGCCATCTTCATGCGGACGAAGTCCGGCCGCTCTTCGCCTGGCTTCTTCGCCACGCTCTTGAGCAGCGACTTCACCGCCGCGGCGTCTTCGATCGGAGCCTCGGCGATCCCTTCGGCGCCCGCCCTGCGGGCGCGACGGGCGAGGAACTCGGCGTCGAGCCGCCTGATCGCCCGTTCGAACGCCTCGAAATCGTCGCGGTCGACGATGCCCGCGCGCTCGGCGTAGCGGTCGATCGCGGAGAACGGGATCTCGCCTTCGCCAAAGCCGATCGAGCGGTCGGGGCTCAGGCTCCAGAAAGCGCTCCACAGGAACTCGCCGCCGGGCTCGACGTCCGGCGGCTCCGTGTAGCCAGGCGGCGGCGGTTTACCCTCGTGCCGCCGCTGCGCCAGGTGCCTCGCCTGAGGGCCCCAGTAGAGCTGGTGCCTCAGGCAGGCGAGGAGTTTCCCAAGGTCTGCTCAGCCGCTTCCGTTTCGACGTCGGCGACCAGATTGGCCGCATAGACGACCCCTGCGCGCAGAACGGCGTAGTCCGGATCGGTTAGGTACCGTTCAGCGGTCTCGCGCGAGAAGGCGACGGGCTGTCCGTCGTCTTCCTCGAGGCCGCTCCAGTCGAGCAGGCACGCATCCAGCAGGCATCGCGTCTCGATGCGGTCCCGCGTCACCACGTCGAGCCCGTTCCGACGCTCCTTGGCGGGCACGCCAGCGACAAGCTTGGCCTGAAGCCGGCGCCAGTCGGCGTTGCCGGCGCCACGAACGTGGAACCTGACCCCTTCGAGCTCCGGGATGTCGCCAATCCAGGCGCCGCGTTCCAGTCTGGCGCTGTCGATCTTCAGGCTGCTCAGCTTCATGGTCGTGCCTCGAATGAAAACGCCCGCCGGGATGGCGGGCGCTGCTTACGGTCCAGCGGTCGGCGCGACTTCGACGAGTTCGGAGTTCACGCCGATATTGTAGGTGTCGCGAACAACGTTGTCGTTGCCGCCCACGTTCTTCTTCCGCGACATGACGAGGCCGCGGAAATAGTTGATCTCATCGGTGCCGGAGACCGTCAGCCGGTTCGGCAGAACGACCTTGAACGCGTAGTTGTTGTACGTGCGCTCGGCGGCGGCGAGCGCCTGTTGGCCGACGTCGGTCGCATCGCGGCCGACCGTCACCGCCATCATGCCGGCGTCGCGGGAACCCTTCGCCTTGCGGGTCCGACCGTCGCCGATCGCGGCGAAGGTGACGGGCGAACTCTCGTCGCCATACTCGCCGAGGGTCTCGATGAGACCGACCTCGACCCACGCGAGAGCGGCGAACTCGGCCGCTGTGTCGGTGCCGTTGGTGACGGACGGGCCGATGTAGAACTTCGAGCCGGTCGCGGTGAAGATATCGCCCATATCAGGGGCCTCCATCTAGGGGACGGGCGCGTCTCACGACGGGCCGAGCGGCTTGCCGAAGGCCGTTTTAGGCTCGACAGGCGCCTAAAGGCGCTCGTCGATCTCTTTCCGGAAGCGAGTGGCGCGAACCGTTACGACTGACCGCGCCGCCGACTGTCCGAGGTATTTCGTCTCTCCGGTGCTCAACTCGACAGCGATGTTGCGCCTCGCGGCTAGATCGAGCGCCACATTGAGCTTGGCGACGGCCTCCCGCAGCGCATCAAGTGCCGCCGTGTCGTCGTGGACTGGCTCCGTCATTCCGTCGCCGCCCTCGCGGCCTTGGCGACCGCTTTGTCGTCAACCGAGATCGCGCCAGCGGCGAGCAGGCCCTTGAAGTGGGCGCTCTCCGTGTCGGCTTTGACCTCCTTCGTCTCGCTGGCCCTGATCGCCTCGGTGACGGCCACGCCGTCCTTTACGCCGGTGACCAGGTTGACCGTGCTGCGCAGGTTGTTCGTGATGCGGGCCATGGAGGCTCCTCCTCAGTCGCGGAAATCGCGGGTGTACGGGACCGAAAGGCTCGTCACGTGGTAGTTGCCGTCTCCCTCGCCCTCGGTCGGCGGCGTAGGGGTCTGGGTCTTGATGCCGCCAAAGGCTCGGTCCCGGAACAGGCTGGCGAGCATCTCGCCCCATTGCGCGGCCTTGGTCGCGCCCTGCCCGCGCTCGGTGTGGATCACGAAGCGGATCGCTCCGCTCTCGCGGTAGAAGCGTTCGTTGAGCGCCCAGCGCCGGGCCATGCCGACCGGGTACTGGACCACGATGTACGGCGAGCCGTCGGACGGAGCCTCGCCCTCGGTGTTCTCTCCGAGCACGGGACAGGCGTCCCAGGAGGCCGCGAGCCTCGCGTCGACCGCCATCATGACCGGGTGCGAAGCCATCTCACCGTCCCGTCGCGATGACGATCGCCGGCTGCCGGGTCAGCCAGTCCGTGCGCTTCGAGCCCGCCATGTTCCGGCTCGGCGAGTGCGACTGCAGGGTCGTGCGCGCGGCCCATTCGGATAGCGCGCCTCCGCGGATCGAGCGGTAGCCGAAGCGGATCCTCGCCACATTGCCGAAGCGCGCCGCCGCGATCGCCGCCACGCCCTCATAGACGCCGTCCGGCGCCTGCGGGCTCAGCCCTCGCTCGATCTTGCGGGCGTAGGGCTGCGCGTTGAGGAAGATGTATTCTCGCGCGACCGGAGCGCGCTCGCCCTCCAGAACCTCGATCCCGTCAGCGAGGAGCACGTGGCTCGCGGCATAGACGCCCTCGCGAACTGGCGAATGCGTGACCAGCAGCTCGGCGACGAAGGTGAGCACCTCCTCGATGAGCTCGAACTCGAAAACGACCGTGCCGTCCGGCTTCACGGTGTCGATGACGGCGCCAGCGCGCCCGTCCACGAAGGTCTCGTGCGCCGGAGTGCGGGCGAGGGCTGAGCGGTTCTGCGCCTGCGCCTTCGCCAGCTCCTCACGAGCGAATGCCGCCAGCGCAAGGCTCCGACCGCGAGGCGATAGGTCTTCGTCGATGATGGCCTGAACGTCGCGATCGAGTGGCTCGATCCGCGTCCTGACGCTCACCCTCGCACTCTCAGCTCGTACGCGATCAGTTCGCCTGCGACGCGCCGCGTCTGATCGTCAACCGCCTGCACCGTCATCTTCCGGCCGTCCTGCCAGATCGCGTCGACCGACTGCGCCTTGATCGGCAGCGGGAAACCAGCGACGTCATCGGCCATGAAGATCACCTTGCTGTCGCCCTGCTGAACGCCGCCGGTCATCTCCTGCGGCTGGTAGCCGGTCACACGCGCCTTGAACGTCACCTTCGGTGCGCCGGCGCCGAGACCACGCTGCAGGGTCACCAGGCCGCCATGCCGGCCGAGCTGCCGTCGATAAGCGGCCTTCGCCTGCTCGGGCGTCATCACCGCACCCGCGCGAGGCGGTAAGGCCGCAAGAGCTGCTCGGCCTCCGGCGAGGCGAGCGCGCTTCTCGCGCCGGGCACCCACCAGCTGGTGGCGGAGACGCCATCGACGTCCTCGCTCTTCACCAGCGGATCGCGCCCCTGCACGGAGAGCGATGCGCCGACGAGCAGGATGGCGGCGCGCTCGACGTCGGGCGGAAGGTCCGCGCCGTCGGCCCCTGGCAGCACGTAGCCGGCCGCATACTGCACCGCGAGCGCCGATCCGCCCCAGTAGTGCCGGTGACCGTGGGACCCCACTCGCCAGAGGAAGCCGCGGTCGACCTCGAACTCCTCGACGGGCACGGCCGCGCCGTTCCACGTCACGCTCTCGATCGAGGCGACCGGGCCGCGCTCGAGGACGAGCGAGCGGTTCAGGTCGCAGCTGCGGAGCGTCTGAAGCACGACCTCGCGGGCGAAGGTCCGCCTGCAGAAGCGCTCGGCCGCCGCCGAGGCCTGGTCGATGAAGCGATTGATCTGCTCGTCCGTCGGCGCGCCGGCGGCGAGACCGAGATCCGCCCGCACATGCTCAACCGTCGTCAGCCTCCGCGAGGATGCAGCGGTGACGACGGTCAGCATCTGCGGCGCCTTACTTCGCGTCGCCGGACTTCGCGCCCGGCTCGGCCACGTCGACGCCCTGCTCGCGCAGGCTCTTCGCCACCGCCTCGCTCTCGTCGAGGTTCGGATCGTTGAAGTCGATCCGGTTCTGGTCGAGCGTGGTGTCCTTCCGCGGATTGTCGTCCACGGCCGGGTGCGACGGGTCGAACTCGGTGACCTGTCGCGGCGCGCCGGACGTCGAGAAGTCCGTCGCGGCGGGGATGTTCGCCGGCGCGGAGCCGGCGCTCTCGGCGGGCTTCGACGCCGCCTGAGTGTTCTTCACGGCCATCTCGGCCTCCATGCATGAGGGGCAAGCAGCGGGCCCAAAGGTCCGCTGCGGTGTCGTGCTTCAGCCGCCCGCGCAGCGCGGCGTTTAGGTGTTCGCCGCGACCTTGAGGGCCCGCATGGGCTCGGGGTTGGCGACGCCGCCGCCGACGCGCTTCGTCGTATAGAAGTGGACGAAGGGCTTGTTGGTGAACGGATCGCGCAGCACCGTGATGCCGATCCGGTCGACGATCAGGTAGGTCTGGTACATGTCGCCGTAGAGGGCGACGATGTTGCCCGCCGCCACGCCCGGCATGCCGGGAAGCTCCACAATCGGCGAGCCGTTCATGGTCTGCGGCTCACCGGCGGCGTAGCTAGGCTGCCAGAGATAGTTCCCCTGCCCATCTTTCAGCTTGCGCGTCGCGCCGAGCGACGCGCGGTTGATGAACAGCTTCGCGTTCGCCGTGAACTCGGCCGGCAGGCTGTACATCAGGTCGATGAAGCCGTCGCCCGTGAGCGCCGCGGCGCTCCGCTGTTGACGACCTGGATCGCCCCCCACGGGTGACGGGCAGCGTTCGCGGCGCCGGTCACGTAGGTCAGGAGGCCGTGCGGCTTGTTCGTGCCGTCGCCCGAAAGGAAGGCGATGCCCTCCTGACGGGAGAACTCGACCTCGACTTCGTCGGCGAGCCACGCCTCAAGGTCGATCGCCGCGTCCTGCAGGAGCCCGCTGGAGATCGCCGGGTTGGCGTAGAGCTCTCCCGGCGCCCAGTCGAGCGAGCCGATCGCCGGCGTGGTCGTGGCGGGACGGGACGCCGTCTCTCCCACCCAGCCGGAGCCGACCGCGCGGTCGTTGAACAGCTTCTTGAAGCCGGCCACGGTGATCGGCAGAACGCGGGCGTTCTCTCGAACCTTCGAGATCAGCTTCAGCTTGTCGACGATCGTGCGGTCCCACTCGACCGGCGCGAGGTAGCCGCCTTCCGTGTCGACGCTCTTGGTGAGAGCGGCGTTCACCTCGTCGCCACGGCGCATGAAGGTCTTGAACGCCTTGATCGCCTCGGGGGACGTCGCCTCCAGGTCTCCCGGCAGGTTGCCGGGCTTCACCTTCTCGGCCGCCAGCTTGATCGCGAGCTCGTCAAGCGCCGCCTGCATGGCGGTGACGGCGCTGTTGATGCGCTCGACCTTCTCGTCGACGACGACGTCCGCCTTCGCCTTCAGCTTGGCGTCGTTCTCCGTCTTGAAGGCCTCGAACGCGGCCTTCAGCTCGGTTATGACCACCTTCGGGTCCGAGACGTCCGCTCGAACCCGGGCGGCCGCTATCGCGCGCGGAGGGATCGCCGAGGCGACGGAGACCCGATGCGACCCGCGTGCCGGCAGGGCATGCGGAGCTTCGGCGCGGACCCGGCCGAGGATGGCGCGGGGCATGACGTGAGGCGAAGCCGGCAGCGCGAGCATCGCCATGTACGGGACGGCCGAGTGGGCCGCATAGGCAACGTCCGGCGCCGCCACGGCGCAGCACGTCGCAATGAGCGCGACGGCAAGCGCCGCGACCAGGAGCGTCTTCATGATGGTCCCTTTCAGGAACGCAGGATGTCTCGGAGACCGGCGAGATCGCCGATCAGGCTCAAGTCCTCGACAGCGCCCGGCGTGTCGTCTTCAAGGGCAGCGCCTGGCGTGCCCTTGATCTTCTGGATGCGGTCGCGCGCGTCGGAGCGCGTCATCCCGCTTGCGACCAGAGAGAGCTCCATGGCGCGGACGTCGTTCACGTCCTTCGCCTGCTCCTTGGCCTTCTCGTCCTTGGTGAGCTTATCCGCCGGCAGGAGAGCGTCGGCGAAGCCGCGCTCGATCGCCACCGACCCAGACATGAAGGTCTCGTCGTCCATCCATTTCGCGATCTCGGCCGCCTTCCGGCCGGTGCGAGCCGCGTAGACGTCCGCCATCGCCTGGTCGAACGGCTCGAGGAACGCCGCCGTCTCCAGGAAGTCGTGCCGGTTGCCGATCGCCAGCACCCAGCAATTGTGGATCATCAGGAAGGAGGCGGCGCCGATCTCTACCGTGTCGCCCGCCATGGCGATGATGGACGCGGCCGAGGCCGCCATACCCATAACCTTCACCGCGACCTTCTGGCCGTGCTCGCGGAGCACGTTATAGATCGCGATCCCTTCGAACATGTCCCCGCCGGGCGAGTTGACCTGCACCTCGACGTCGCGCTCGCCGATCGCGCGCAGCTGCGCGGTGATCTTCTTGGCCGTGATGCCCTCCGACCAGAAGTCCTCTCCGATCACGCCGAAGATGGTGATGACGCTGTCGTCCTTCGCCACCGCCTGGACGCCGGCGGCCTCGGCCGTCCACTTGTCGAACACCGGCTGAGGGGTTAGCGCCGCCACGTCGCGGCGCGCTGGGACCGGCAGAGCGCCAGGACGCTCGCGAGCCATCACCTTTCCGACGACGCTCCGCGGGCGACGCGCTACGCGAGGCCTGCGCTCCTCGCCACGCTCCACAGCCGCAGGCTTGTCGCCCTGCCCTGCCGGCTCGTTGATCGCCGGCGGACGCATGCGATCCGCCTCGGCCGCCCTCTGGCGGTCGCGGTTCTCGTCGGCCATGGAGGCCTCCTACTTTCCGTTGAGAGGCGGGCCGCCGTTGTGGCCCATCATCGGACTGTCGAGCCGGTCGCTCGCGGGGTCCGTGTCCGCCGGCATGTCCATCACGTCCCGGACTTCGTTCTGCGTCATGAAGGGCTTGTGGCCGCCAGCGCCGAGCGCCTTGGCGAAGAACTCGCCCTGATCCTTCATCGAACCGCGCAGCAGCGCGCCGGCGTTGAACTTCGGCGCGAACTGCTCCTTGTCGTCGCCAATGAGCAGGGTCCGGCTGATCGCCTGCTGCCAGGCCTCGAACCACGGGTTCAGGCCATAGCGCACGAAGAACTGTCCGAGCACGTCGATGCCCGAGTCCCAGCTCGTCTCGTCCGTCATCAGCAGGGGCCGCGGCACGCCGAAGATGCGGGCGATCTCCTCGACCTGGCGGGCCCGGGTCTCGTTGGACTGCGCGTCACGCGCCGACGTGGCGAGGCTCTTAGGCTCAAGCCCGTCTTCGAGGATCGGCGTGCGCCCGGCGTTTTCGGCGCCCGAGTAGAGGCTGTCCCAGTCCTCTCGCAGCCGGGCATAGGCGTCGTCGTCGAGCTCGGACGACGTCGCGAGATAGATGTTCGAGAACGTGCCGTTCTTGAACAGACGGCCGATGGCGAGTTCGGCCGAGATCGCCAGCGCGATCGCGTCCGCCGCCTGTTTGACGAGCGAGATGCCGCGGATGCCGTCCATCGACATGCCGCGGAGGTGCAGGATCTCGCTCGCGTCGAAGTAGCGGACGCCGCCTCTGTCCGGCGTGTAGCGGTAGCGGATCGACCAGTCGTCCTGCTGTTCCGGCTTCATCTTCTTCGGGTGGAGCGGGATCATCCGCAGCACCCGCCGCTTGTCCGTCGGCGAGCGGACGACGAGCGCGTAGCCGTCGCCCTCGGTCAGTGCCCAGCTCTGCAGCAGCGTCTTGAAGTCGAACGCCGACTGGAAGTTGTTCGGCTCCCGGTGCAGCAGCGGGAAGAGCGGGTGATCCTTGGCCTTCTGCTTGGTCTCGGTGTCGATCAGGTGCAGGGGCAGCATGCCCATCGAAAAGGAGATGAGGCTGACCGAGCGGAACACCGCCGACACCTTCATCGCCTTCTCGACAGTCACCGAGACGCCCGATGGCGTCATCGTGCCGAGGCACAAAAACTCCTTCAGCCGCTCGTCGTTGAGCGAAATGAACGTTCCGGCGTCAGCGCGAGGGCCGGACCGGCGCGGTGCGCCCGCGGAAGCCGCAGGCCTGCCGCGGAAGAGATCGAGGATGCCCATCCGCTAACGGCCCTCACAGCATGCGAAGGCCGCGCCTCGCGTAGACCGATTCCGTTCGCGCAGGTTCCGGGTTGAGCAGCATCGGCACGACGGCGTCGAAGAGGCTCATCACCGGGTCGATCTTGGCGTCGCCCGCGTTCTGCTTGGTCGCCCGGATCGCTGTCGCCGTCGGCTCGATCTTCAGATTGCCGACCGCCCAGTCCATCAGGCTCGATTCCGCGTGCACAAGGGTGCCGTTGGCGAGCTTTCGCTCGGCCGTCTTGATCGCATTCATCATGCCGTAGCCCTGCGGCACACCGATCAGCAGGTCGTTGTCCTGGGTCACGCCGATCTCGGCCAGGGCTTCGATGAACTCGCCCAACCCGGCCGGATCCACGCCCACCTTCGCCAGCAGGCCGCTTTCCTTCACCTGCTCGATCACAGCGACGATCGCTTCGATGTCGCCGAGTTCGTCGTCGACGATCGTCAGCTCACCGGCCTTCTGGAAGTCACGGAGCTTCGTCGCAATCGACTTCCGCCGAGCAAGCACGCCGACGTGGCACCACGCATGCGTCCGGGCCAGCCAGCGGCGCGTGACCTTCTCGCGACCAAGCACAGTCAGCCCGAACAGGTCGTCGAGCCCGCCGCCATCGATCCCCACGGTGACGACATCGCACCGCTCGAGCAGATCTTGCAGCCCGCTCAACGTCGCGTCGGCGCGCTTCTCCCAGAACTCGGCGCCGGGCCAGCGATTGTTCGACAATCGCAGCCCGATTTCGACGTTGAGGTGCTTCGCGAGGAAGACCTGAAGCTCACCGCTGGTCGCACCGATGACCTTCGTGAGCTCGCTCTCAAGCCAACTCTGGTCGACCGACCGGCCGATGTTCGGGTTGGTGACGTAGAAGTTCTGGGGCTCGAGGAACGCCTTGCTCGCGAGCATCGCCTCCGGGAACTCGTAGAGGACCGGAAGGCTCTTCGGATCCCTGATCTTGCCGTCCCGAACGGAGCGGAAGTAGTCGAGCTTCGACTTGAAAACGCCTGCGGGATCCTCGTCCGCCTGGGTCGAGAGGAAGATCACGAAGCCCTCGGGCCTCGACACCAGGCCGCCGGTCGCTTCCCGGAACATCGCGTCGGCCTTGGGCCGCTTGCCGAAGATCCACAGCTCGTCAATCAGCACGAACGCGGCCTTTGCGCCGCCGACGGTGTCGGTGTCAGCGGCCACCACCTTGAGAACGGCGTTCGTGGTCCGATGCGTGATCGTCCGAATGTGCTCCTGGACGTGCAGGAGTTCGGCCAATTCCTCATCCGCCCGGATCATGTCCCGCGCCGGATGGAAGGCGTTGTTTGCGATCTCGATCGTCGGCGCGAGGATCAGCAGCACGGCGGAGTGCCGCCAGTTGCGGATCAGCGCCGTCACCATGATGCCGGCGGCGATCGTGCTCTTGCTGTTCTTCTTCGAGATCAGCAGGAAGAATTCGGTGATCAGCCGCCGAGCCTTGCGGGCGTCGTAGGCTCCGAAGATCGCCGCGACGAAATCGAACACCCAGGGCTCGCAGGCCGCGCCGAAGGTCGGCTGCCCGGGCGCATCCACGATCCGGAGCGACTTGAAGACGGCGAGCGCCGCCTCCGCCTCGTCAGCAAAGAGCGGCGTCGGGATCAGAGATCGCTTGGTGACGATCCGCTCCCGCCAATCCAGGCACGCGGTGCTCCACTCCATCAGGAGCGCGTGTTGTCGACGACCATCTTGGGACCGGCCGGCGGGGCGAAGCGGCTACCCGTCGCAACCTTCTGCGCCGCGGCCTGGCGCTCAGCCTTCTTGCCAGCGCCGGCTACCCCGCCCGACTCCGACAGCGTCTTCGCCGCGGTGGCGAGCGAGCGCAACACCTCTGACCGCTGCTTGAGCGACACGGCCTGCATCAGCGCCTCGCGCTGCTTGCCCGCGTCCCCCTCGTCGGTGGCCATGTCGATCATGGTCTCGAGCTCTCCAAGGTGCCTGGTGGCCGCATCGAGCTCGTCCAGCATCCTCAGCGTGAGGTTCCGGCCGCGGCCGATGATTGCTTCGGGGCTCGTCGTCTCCGGCGTCAGCGGCGTGAAGATGGAAGGCGTCCGCGTCGCATTGTTCGCGGGTTCGCGGCGCGAACTGGCCTCCGGCTCCGGGCGCTCCCAACCATCCTTCGCCGCGCGCTTCCGGATCGCGGTGTCCGAGATGCCGTACCAGCGGGCCAGCTTCCTGACGCTCGTCGTTCCGGCGCAATAGTCGCGCTTGATCGCCGCCCAATCGATCGGCGCATCCTGGTCCGTCATGTCGATGCTCCGATCGGGTTTGCACCCGCATCCCCAGGGGGAGGATAAAATCTCTGGATGCGACCCCGTGCGGTGCCCGCCCCCCTGCCCTCCCAGACTTTCGACCCCCCTCCCGCCGTGCACTGAAATGACTCGCGCGACGACGTGGATGCCGGATATTTACACGCGGGGCGTGGGTTGATGGTGTTCGGGGACAGATCATGCTCAGGCTGAAGGCGCGTCTCGTGCCAGTCGAGGCCGACGGTTCCGTGCGCTACAGGGTGGCAGAGTTGAAAGACGGTGAGGAGACCGACCTCCTCGCGGTGATCCTGAACGACCACACATTCTCGAGCGTCGACGAGCTTCGTAATTTCCTGATCGTTCGAATGCAGCGCGAAGTGGATCTGACCGCCTCTGAGCACGAGGTGATCGAGGGTGGAAAGTCGGTTTGATCAACCGCCGTCGCCCGCCGCCATCCTCTTCGCTCTCTCGGCGAGGGTCTTCCGGGTGTGGTGCGAGCCGCAGACGCAGCGGCCATTCTTCGGATCGAGCAGCGCGCCCCCGTCCCGACGTTCGACGATGTGGTCGGCGAACATCCGATGAGGGGCCGCGTGGGCGCAGCGCACCCCGTTCTCAATGACCTCGCACCGCCATCCGGCTCGACGCTTCACCGCGAGCGCCCACGCCTTGTGCTCAGGCGTGAGCAACTGCGGATCAGCGGCCTTCGGCGGCGGCTTACAGGTGCGGGTGTCGACGGTGCGGAGCTTCGAAGCGGCGGTCTTCAGGCGGGACGTCATCGCCACAAGGCTGAGAGCGTCACGATGGCCGCCCATGCGCCGCCGACCGCTAACCCGAGCCAAGCTATGACGATGGCGGCCACCATCCAGCGTCCATTTTTCTTCAGCAGTTTGGCGTTGTCCGAGATTTGCTCATCGTAGTGAGCAGCCTGCTCGGCGAGTGCCTGCTCCACACTGAGCCCGTTCCTTATATCTGCGAGCCAGGCTGACGGCGTATTTCCAACATACCAGAACGTCGATGGACGGGCGGACCAGCTCGCGAAGGCCATCGAAATCAGGAAGGCGCCAGCGACGACGAGAGCAGGGTAGCCGAGCGGGTCAGGTGGCGTTTGCTGCAAGATGGCGAACCCTGCTGCGGCGCTCACCGCTGTCGATCCGGCCATCAAGCTCACGAACGACACAGCCCGACTGTCGGCCGCGATCCCGCTCTGCAACTGCGCAGCGAGATAGGACTCGGCCTCCCGAATTACCTCGTCTAGCATCTCGCGATCCGCGTCGAGGTAGGGGTTGTCGGTCATGCAAGCTCCTCAAGAAGCCCTTCCCTCAAAGCAGCCGCCGGGGACGAAGAGCGGGCCCGGTAACGAGACGCGCAAGCCAGCCCCAGAGCCCAGACCGGCTCCCAAGCCGGAACCGAAACCGAGTAAGCCATCCGGAGGCAAGTCTGGGAAGAAGTAGCTGATGCCGTGCTTCCGCTCGCACCAAAGCAGCTCCAATCTAGCCGGCTGCCGTCTGTCTTCCTTGAGCGCTCCGAGCCGCTGCCGGTGGACATCAGTGGATCGGCAGGTCTCGCAGCGCTTCATCCAAATAAGCCCTGAACAACCTTGTCCGCCCCGATCCGCCGTCTGACCCCCGCCGATGTACCCCTTCTTCGCGAGCTCAACGCCCTGTTCGGCAGAGCTTTCGGGGATGATGAGACATATGGAGGCGAACCGCCGAGCGACGCCTACCTGGCTGAAGCGCTCGCAAAAGAGCACGTCATCGTCTTGGTCACTTCGGTGAATGGGCGAGTGGCAGGTGGGCTCGTCGCTTACGAGCTCGAGAAGCTGGAGCGGATGCGGCGGGAGATCTACATCTACGATCTAGCGGTGGACGAGGCTCACCGCCGCCAAGGCATAGCTACCCGGTTGATCGAGCGCCTCCGTGTCATCGCTTCCGAGCGCGGCGTGTGGGTCGTCTATGTTCAGGCGGACCACGGAGATGATCCCGCGATCGCCCTCTACGAAAAGCTCGGGGTGCGTGAAGACGTCCTTCACTTCGACATCCCGGTCGTTCGCGGCAGCTGACTGCTCCTTGACGATGAGCTGAGCGGATCGAATGAACAGCGACTATCGCGCGGAAGGGCAGCATGGAACAGCCGGCGCGGGGAAGCTGTCATTGTGGAGCAGTTCAAGTCCGAGCGGCACGAGCACCTGCGGAGGTGACCGAATGCCACTGCTCAGTCTGCCGTCGCTACGGCGCGCTGTGGGCTTACTACCGGACCGAGGAAGTGTCGTTCTCAGGACAGACCGAATCGTACGTTTGGGGGCGCAGGTACGTCGCTTTCATCCGCTGCAGCAAATGCGGATGTGTGATGGGATGGGTGCCGGAAGGCGAGTACCCCGAGTGTGCTGTGAACGCGCGGATGCTCGAAGGCTTCGATGTTGCGGCGGTGACGCTAATCGTGGAAGACGACGCCTCCGTCTAGGATTCCGCCTAGGCTCTGGTCGCCGCGCCGGGAAACTGACCGGCCCCGCTACTATCGACCCGGAGATAACCGATGCAGGACCAACGCGAGCTTCTGAAGCTCCTTCAGGCGCAACAGACACAGCTCCTGACATCGGCTGCGAAGGCTGGAACACTGCCGACGAACAACGTGCTCAGGCGGATTGCTGACCTTGAGCTGACAATCGGTGCGCTCGAGATCCTGCAGCCCCGACCCGAAAAGAAGCGCTGAGGATATGCTCGCTGGCCATCTCGCTCTAGTCGTCGCAGCCTTGTTCACCGGAGCTGCGGCTTACATCAATGTCGCAGAGCAGCCTGCGAGGCTGCTCCTTGATGACAAGGCCCTGCTGACGGAGTGGAAGCCATCGTACAAGCGCGGCTTCGCGATGCAGGCGCCGCTTGCCGTTCTCGGGTTTGTTCTTGGGTTGATCGCTTGGTGGCAGTCAAGCGAGTGGCTGTGGCTCCTGGGAGCTGTCCTGTTGCTCGCAAACTGGCCTTACACAATCTTCGGCATCATGCCGATCAATGAACGCCTTATGGCGGCGGACCCGGACGCCCCGAATTTCGACATGAGAAATCTGGTGGTCAGGTGGGGAGGACTACACGCGGTCCGCACCGGCCTCGGCGCTCTCGCCACGCTGGTGTTCGTTTTGGCCGCCAGGGTCTGACAGCTTACTGCCTGTCCTCGTCCCAAGCCGCGAAAAAGCGCTGAGGACATGACCCGACACAGGGAATGACCCGGACTCGCGTCGCGTCCGGAGAGGTGCTCCCATCAATATGGGTTGTGCTCGGGAGGGCCTCGCAAATGAAGATTGCGGTCGCATTCGCGGCCATGTGGGCCTTGATCTCGGCGGCTGAGACGCACGGCGGCGGGTGCCGGAAGAACTCCCCGCCTGGGCAGTGCTGCCATATGGACAACAGCTCGGGCACGGTTCACTGCCACTGAAGGAACGCGAAGACTCAACCTCAAGCCGCGGCACCTTCCGCGGGCTCAGGATCACGCCAGATCGCGATTCAGGTATAGGATTTGCCCGCACGCGGAGCGGCGTGGTCAGAAGACCGAGCCGAACCAGAGTTCCCGCGGACTGCGTGCCGCATTCATTATCAAATGATCAGGGTATGCAAATGGGCTTCCAGATCACCGTGGGCGTGGACGATCAGCTCTTGGAGAGGGTCGAAGAATACCGCCGCCGCGAGCCCCTGATCCGATCCCAACCTGAAGCGCTCAGGATCCTTGTAGAGTACGCGCTAGATCAACTGGGCATTCCGGCAACGCAGGCCTTTCCGAAGGGCTTAACCGAGGATTTGGTAATGCGCGGCGATCGGGAAGCTGCTCGCGTTGAAGGAAAACAAGGGGTTCGACGAGGTACCCCGAAACCCGCCTCGCTTCCTTCCCCTCTGCAAGGTCCGACCGACGCTCCGATGGTCCGTACTGGACGCAAGATGAAGGCCTCCGGCGAGGGAGCGCCGACCAAGCTCAAGCCCCGGGGCTCGAGGCGCTGATCGAGCCTGCCGGCTTTGGCATTTCCAAATTTGCTACCTCCCGACGCGAAGACTCGACCTCGGTCCTCAAGCCGCCATCATCCTGCCCGGCGCCCCGAACGCGAGTATGAGAACTGCGGGTTACGGTCGCCGCTTACCCACAGGCGACCCCACGAGGTCTACGATGATGACCAGGACAGCGAGATTCGGAGTGGCCGCGCTCGCGACCGTTGCCCTGGTGGGGTGCGGGGGAGTTCAAGGCGCCCGGGACGCAGCGTCTCCACAGACCACGTTCACATCATCGAAGAAGCCCGACGCGCTGGCCGGTTGCATCACGACCGCCTGGAGCACCGGTTTCACCACTATCCCAGCTACCACAAACCGCACTGAGCGGGGCTGGTCAGTCCTCCAGACCCACGGGGGTGCGGTCTATGGCGTCGCCGACGTCGATCCTTCTGGAACGGGCAGCATCGTGCGGTTTGGGAGCGAGTACGGCGCCACTGGCAAACACATCGACGGAATCAAAGGATGCCTTTAGGGAGACGAGGAAAGCGCGAGGGCACAATCGCCAGCCCTACCGCATCGATCACCTTGATGACCCGAGCCTCCCAAGGGGGGCAATCTCCCGGCAGAGGCCGGCGGAGCATTCCTTTTTTCGAAGACTAGCGGTTGACGTAATTGAACCAGCCGTCCGCTCGCGCTTGAGCGGAGCGATTTATGCGGGAATTTGCGATAGAGCCCCGTCGGGCCACCAAGCAGGCCCACCAAGGTAGGAGGCGCTAGGGCTGGGGCCGCCCGTCGGGTAATCCGGCGCGTCGACGGCTTGTCCTGCAAACAAGATTAGGCCACGCGCTTGAGATGTTCAAGCGTCACGTGCGCCTTAGCGAAGAACGTCCCCAAGTCGATCTCGACCGTCTTGCTTCCGATCCGGCGGACGTGGCCCGTCATCCCCTCCATGAGGCCGGCGGTGATCTCCACTTCCTCGTCGAGCTCGAGCACCATGCGAGCATCGACCTTCGCGTCGAAGAGGCCGAGATCCTGCGCCGCGCGCATCTTCTCGATCAGCAACGCCGGCAAGCGCTTCGGCCCGCTTAGCCGCTGCCCCACGATCGAATGGACCTCGGGGATGGCGTGAACGAGGTGCCACGACGTCGACCCGCTGGGAAAACCGACCATGACGTAGCGGGTGAAGGCCGGCCGGGCGACCGACTGCTTGACGTGCGACCGCCGAGGCTTCGTCCAATGCCGCCCTTCCGGCAGGTAGGCGCAGAGCCCGCGCTGGATCAGCTGCATCTCGACCTTCTGCTCGCACTGAGGCTGCGTGAACACGGCGAACCACGGCATGCCCTCGCTCTCACGACCCCGCGCCGCAATCCGGGCGTCTCGCCGGCGGCGCTCACGCTCCGCCCGCTCCCAGAGACGTCGCTCGCGCTCGAGCTCCGCCTTGGTCGGCGGCTTCTGCGGGGTGCGACCCTTGAGGATGTCACGCAGCATGCTGCTCCCCCATCTGCCTCATCAGCACGTCATTCCAGTCCTCGCCTTCTTTCGGCGGGAGGCTCACCTCCGCCGTGACTGAGAGGCGCTCGTCGCAGGCGAGCCTGTGGGCAAGCGCGAAGGCAGCGGCCTGTCCGCCGAACTTCCGGTCGTTGTCGCCATAGACGATCACGTGCGTCACGCCGGCCGGCGGCGCCCACTGCCCGAGCATTGTTGCGTTGGTCGCAGCCCAGCAAGGTCGCCCGAATAGCTCCGTCACGGCCAGCGCCGTTTCGATGCCCTCGGCGATGCCGAGCACGCCGCCCGCGGGCTCTGATAAACGGACAGACACCCCCTTCGGCAGAGGGAACGGCATGAGCTTGCGGGGCATGGCGACGTTCGCCTTCAGACCCTCGTCCGTCAGGTAGGTGCGGTGGATCGTGACGGGCTCGCCGGCGCGATCGCTGACCATCGCGATCATGGCCGGGTGGAAGGTCACCACATCGCCCTGATGCCGTAGCCGCCGCACGTAGCGTAACGCCGGCGACTCGACGACCTTGCCGACCCGCCGCTTCAGCCACCGCCCGACTGCATCGCCAGCAGAGATCGGCCGTCCGCTTTGCCAAGTCTCGTTCAGGCGCTGGTGCTGTTCGGCGGCAGTCTGTCCGGGCCTGATCGGCTCCGGCTGCACGCTGCCGACCAGCCCTTCCACGATCCGCGCGACGTCCACGAATTCGACGCCTTTGACCAACTGCGCGAGGCGAAAGCCGTCGCCTGCGCCGCACTGCGAGCAGATCCAGGTGCCCTTGCCGTCCTTGTTGTCGAAGCGGAAGCGATCCTTCCCGCCGCACACCGGGCATGGCCCGTGCTTTCCCGTAAGCGCCGACGGTGGAACGCCGAGCCGCGGCAGCATGCCCTTCCATCGACCGCGGGCGAGCTCGGCGATCGGGGGGCGGCCCTCACGCTGCATGGCGCCTGTCCCCCTTCTGGATTCCCTTCGCGTAGGCGATGGCCCGGGACTTCACCCACCGGTAGATCTCGTCAGACGGCGGCCAGGGCTGGGCCTCGTTCTTGCGGTGGGGCCACTCCCGGAACTTCTCCCGGTAGTTCGCCAGCGCCCATGCCGTCGATTTGCCATGGCGATCCGCGTAGCCGAGCAGCATCGCGTACCAGGTCGCCTTCTCCTCCGGCGTCGCCCTCTTCGGCTTCCGGTCGCGAGCCATCTCGAACAGCGCGCCGCCGTCATCGCATGTGACGTCCGCCTGACGCTCCGGCGCGAAGGAGCAAACCGGGCAGCGGTGCACCTTCACCGGCTTGAGGTAGGAGCACTTCGGGCACTCCTTCGGCGTCGGCGCCCGCCGCTCGCGGTTCTGCTTTCGGGGCCTCTCTCCGCGATCAAGCCGGTCGTGGTGGATGTCGGTGACGAAGCCGAGCCTGAGCGTTGTGTCGCTATGGTCGAGGATGAGGCAGTCAGCCTTGCCCATGGCGGTGCGTAGGCCGCGCCCGACGATCTGGACGAACAGCATCTCGCTCTTCGTCGGCCGGGCCAGCACGATGCACCGGACGTCCCAGTCCACACCTGTCGTCAGAACGCCGACGTTGCAGACGACCCGCAGGGTTCCGGCATGAAAGGCCCTGCGGACGGCCTCCCGCTCGTCGGCGTCTGTGTAGGCGTCGACATAGCCTGCCCGGACGCCGGCTTGCTCGAACTGCTGCTGCAGGCTCTTGGCGTGCGCCCGGTCGACGGCGAAGCAAAGGGTCGGACGCTGCTCGGCGCGCTCGACCCACGTCCTGACCACGTCCGCGACGAGGTCCGGCTTGTCCATGGCCTTCGAGAGGTCGCCCTCGTGATAGTCCCCGGCGACCGTGCGGACGCCGGATAGATCGGGATGCGACGGCGCGAACACGCGAAACGGCGACAGGAAGCCGGCGTCGATCAGCTCCTGCGTCGTCGCGGCGATCAGCAGCCGATCGAAGTGCTTGCCGAGCCCCTTCGTCCAGGGCGTCGCCGACAAGCCGATGAACGGAACCCTCTCCCAGCCCTCGGTCGCCATCCAGCGGGCGTAGAGGCGAAACCAGCGGTGCGCCTCGTCGATGATCACCACGTCGGACTGCGGCAGCGGCCGGCGCTCGAGCGTCTGCACGCTCGCGACCTGGATCGGCCGGCGTGCATCGGTAAGAGGGTGGTTGGCCTGGATGACGCCGATCTCGTGCGCCGGGATGCCTTCGCCGAGGAACGACTGGACGGTCTGGTTGATCAGGCTGAGCGCCGGGACAACGAACACGACCCGATTGCCCTTGGCCCGAGCACGCTCGACGATCTCGGCCGCAAGCCGGGTCTTCCCGCCGCCGGTCGCGAGCTGCAGCAGAGGACGGTAAGACCCATCCACGAGCGAGGATCGGATCAGGTCCAGCGCCTTGACCTGATGAGGACGGAGCGGCCGGGCGGTCGCCATCGTCACGCCCTCCCCACGCCGAAGGGGAAGTCCTCATCCCACGAGGGGTATCTCGGGGTGGCCTCGCCGCCGTCCTCCCCCGTGCCATATCCTGAACCGGTAGCGCTATTATCTCTTTCTTGGATGGGAGATCTAATTGATCCCTTAGTTATTCCCCGGAACGCGGTGCCGGTTGCAGAGGAACGCGGTGCCGGTTGGAAACCGTTTTGCAACCGGCACGGTTTGCCGGTTGGAGCCGCGATTGGTGATGCGGTTCGGGCCCGCTTGATATCGGCCTTCGAGATGTCGAACTCGCGGTGGAGCGACATCACGATCAGGTCCGTTGTTCGACCCGCGCGGCCCTTGCTGCGAGCCTTCCGGCAAATCAGTCCAAGCCGCTCAAGGCCAGCCAGGCAGGAGCGCACGCATCGCTCCGATAGCCCAGTGTCGGCTGCGAGAGTGGCTTGTGACGGAAAGCAGGCGCCCCCGCGGTCGGCGTAACAGGCCAGCTCACGGAGCACCGCTTTCATCGGCTGGTTGGCGACCTTCTGCCGCTTCGCCCATTTCATGGCTTCGGAACTCATCGGGTCATGTCCCGCTGCTGAAGTTGTTGAAGAAGGCTTCGGACCTCGGCCTCGTAGCGACCAACGAGGCGGAGAAAGCGCACCAGCCTGTCGAGGATGACGAGCCGGCTCATCTGGCCGCTGTCGGGCTTGGCTCTGTGACCGGCGTCGATCAGGCCAGCCTGGACGATCTCGATGCGGGCGGCCTCGCCCTCCACGTCGACCATCATCTCGGCGAGCGTCGGCTTCTGCGACGCCGCCTCGAGCATCGCCGCGTGCACCTTGGCGCGACCGTCACGCATGCCGGCCTCGGCAGGAGCTTCCTGGTCGTGGTCACGCATTGGCGCGCTCCCGAACGGTGGGGTCGAGGCTCTCGGAGAGCTTTCGGAGGACCTCGGACGCGGTCACGCCGTCGGCGCCGGAAGCGACGTGTGCGGCCGAGACGATCAGCTCGTCCAGCATCAGCCGGCATGCCTCGGGACCCGCCTCGCCCCGTACCTTGACGCAGGCGCTGGCGACGATCTGGGAGGCGTAGGCGGTGATCCGGCAGTCGAGGGTATCTTCGGCGTTCACATCGCTCAGCGACGGGTCGCCGACGGCATCGCTCGTTCTTGCACGCGCGTGCGCGCGGCGGGCGGGAGCCGAGATGGTCTTCTCGAGCTGGGGCCTCATGGGGCGCTCCTCCCCCGATCGGCCCAGCGCTCCAGCCGATCGGCTGCGAGCCGCAGCATGTCGGCGAATGCGACCTGGCCCTTGGCGAAGCGCTTGAGGAGGGCGGCGAGCCCGTATGCCCCGATGCGCAACAGACCCATCAGCGCAGCTCCACTTGATCCAGGCGGGCGCGCAGGCGCCGGATATCGTCCTCGAGCCTGAGGCGTTCCTGTTCGCGGGCGGCGCTGTCGAGCCATGCGAGCCGGCCGGGAAGAAGGGCCGAGAGGAACTCGGGCCCGTAGATCGTCACGAGAACGACCAGGTGCGCCGCGCCGGGCGCTGAGACCCGCGATAGCCACTTTTCGACGGTCTTGATCCGGACGCCGGTATCGGCGTGGACGTTCGCCGCAGTCTTGTCCGGGTAGCGGGCGCGCAGGAAGTCGCAGACGCGGTCGGCGACCTCGATCTGCGCTCCTCTGATGTTGGGGAAATTCACTCCGACTTTTCGCAACGTCATCTCCGATCCTGTTGAGGACGGAGACGGCGTCGTGGCCGTTGGAGCGGGAGCGGAAGGCGCTGCGAGAGCGACGCAGGACATCATCGAGATCCCGCGGAGGATCGAACGCGCGCCAGATCTTGGCGGATGGAGGCGCGCCTCGACGGAGGAAAAGCGAATGCCGAATGCCCCAGCGCCAAAGCGTTGAGACGAACATCCATGAGCTCGCGCAGGCGGTCGCGACGCTGGAGGTCGTGCTGAGCGCGCTGGGTGCTGTCAGCCTGTCGACCAGTTCGAACCGCCGCGCGGAGTTCGTGCGTCATGTGCAGGCCAAGGCGGACGAGGCCCTTTACCAGCGGGACGGCCTCGAGCCCTACATGCTGGACCGGATCGCGCGCTTCATTCGGGCGTCGTCCCCCGAGCGCTCTTGAAGCCGCGGATTGCCGATAACCCGGCGTCCCGCCGACGGAGCGTTGGCCCTGGGACGCCCTCATGCAGCGAACTCCTTTTCGCGCACGGGCACGCCATAGAAGTCGTTCGCCGAGACGGCGCCGCCAGTTTCGATGATGATCCTGCGCATCTGACGGGGCCGTGGCACTCGCCTCCCCGATGCGTAGCGGGTGACGGCCGTCTGGGTCGTGCCGATGCGCTCCGCAAAGGCGGAGTGCGTGAGCCCGTGTTCAGCGAGGTACTCGGCGAGCGTCATTCATTTCGTATACCAAGATGGTTTTTTGGATGCAAGTCATTCCAACCATTTTGGTCTTAGACCTCTGGCTTTTCCCCAGCTACCATTTTGGTATGAACATGCTCAGGTCAGCGCGCGAAGCTAAAGGCCTCACCCAGGGGCGTCTGGCGGAGATGGCCGGCACCAGCCAGCCCCAGATCCGGCGACTCGAACTGGGCGAGCGCAAGTTCACGCGCGAGTGGGCTGAGCGGCTGGCGCCCTTCCTCGATCGATCGGCTCAAGAATTGCTGTTCGGGCAAGCGGCCGAAGGCGAGCAGGAGCTCCGTCCGGTCCCCGGCGATCTAATCCCGGTCCGGGTGGCAGGCACTGTGGAGGCAGGAGCTTTCCGCGAAGCCGACGAGTTCGTCCAATCAGAGGATGTCACGGTCTTCGAACCGCGAGATGCCCAGTTCCCGAACGCACGGATCTTCGCGCTCGACGTCGCCGGCGACTCCATGAACGATTTGAAGCCCAGGCCGATCCTCCCCGGCGATCGCATCATCTGCGTCGACTTCGACGACCTCGAGGACCGCGTTCCCCTGCGCGACGGCATGATCGTCGTTGTTGAGCAGGTCCGTGACGGCGGGCACCTGAGGGAGTGGTCCGTCAAGCAGGTCCAGTACGCCGAGACCGAAACGAGGTTCTTGCCCCGCTCTACGAACCCGAGGCACAAGCCGATCGTCGTGAAACGGGACCTGAAGGCCGATGACGGCCGGTCGGTGAAGGTGCTGGCCCTCGTGCGGGGGGTGCGAAGCGAGTTCGCCATCTAAGGATGGAGCCCGCTCATGCGAGCGCCCAGCAAGCGCTCGCATGAGGGAGAGAGCGATCGTCGATAATGGTCCGGAGGGCGACGCCCGGCCTACGCAACAGCCTCATTGCTGCGCAGGCGAACAGATCGCCGCCTGCAGAGGTAGAGTAAAACCACCATCAAAAGCACTATGCCGGCAATGCTATAGGAGGCAATTGGCCACATCGCGTCCAGCAGGTCCTCGCGAACCTCCCGCCCGCGATTTTCCAGCGCTCGAATCGTCGTTAGCCTCATCTGATCCGGCGTAACAAAGAACGCGAATGTTGCGCGCGCCGCCCCGAAGATAATGAGCACCCCTGCAACAGTTTTCGACCAGGGCATGAACTTCAAAATCATTGCGCCCGCCACGACGAGCGCTGCGCCTTCCACCATAATCAAGGCGATCTTAATGGAGGTCGGATCGAGCATATAAAAGAACGGCTGCAGACCGTCGTTCTCCATCCATCGCACCATCGACTTGAGTCCCGACAGAATAAGAATAGTGCCCAGCATGAGGTTCGGCCATTGGCGAATCTTTGTGTCCTGCTTTCGTTCAAACTTCGCCTCTTCCAGTAGCCAGGCTCCAACCGAAAGGCCCGAGTACTTCAAGATAAGGGCTAGAATAAGCGAGGAAGCCATCTGGACTGGCGTAACCCACTCGATCGGAATATATTGGAGGACCACTGCCGCCGCAGCGTATATGATCAGAGTGGATGCCGCTTCAATAAGAATGAAGTCTAGATAGATTCCCAAGAGAGGGAATACATATTTCTTCATACCCGTTCTCCCCCCGCTCGTAGAGCGTCATTTCCCCGAAATTGAAGCGCCGGCGGATATAGCACCCTTCGAGGAAATGAGATCAAGATTGATTCGGCGCACCATCGGCGCGTCGAGAGACACTCGCTCTACGCAGTATTACGTATAGGTCCTCGATTGCATCTTTGAGAATGTGCCAACATTGTGGCGTCGCTCGTGCGTCTCGCTCGAGCTCGGGGGCATCCTTCGTGAACATCATCAAGGCCGCAGCGCTGATGGCGCTGGCGTCGGTATCTGTCGCATGCGCGAAGTCGCCGGAGAGCATCGCGCCCTCCTACGTGAGCGAGGTCGGCTACCAGAGCTGGACGTGCGATCAGCTCGGAGGAGAGTCGAACCGGCTCAGCGCGGCGCTCGCGACGGCGTCTCAGCAGCAGACGCAGGCGCGGACGAACGATACGGTCGGCGTGATTCTGATCGGCCTCCCCGTCTCCTCCATGAGCGGCGACAACATCGCGCCGGAGATTGCACGGCTGAAGGGTGAGACCGAGGCGGTGCGGCGGGCCTCGATCACGAAGCGCTGCGCGGGTCCGGCTCCCGCTTCGCCGGCGGCACCCGCAAAGAGAGCCGCCACGAGCTAACCTCGGCTCGGCGACCGCGAGCGGGCTTTCTCAGGCGGCATTCCTGACGTCATCCATCACATCCTCTGGCACCTCGCCGTAGACGCCTAGCATCACGGCATCGCGCCAGTCTCCAAGTTGTGGATCGCCCGTGCGGGAGAACGCCACCCCTCCGCCGCCGGCCTCTGCGTAGCGCTGAGCACGGCGTTTGGCGGCCTCAGCTGAAGGCGTTTGAAGCGGCTGGTCAGCTTCGAGCTCGCCATCGGCGTTTCGCCTGAAGCACAGCGCGACGTGGATCGTGACACTTGCAGGGTTCGACATTCGCTTGGTCCCCGTGCTTTCCGCCGGCCGGAAGGTCTTGATCGAGACGAGCCGCGCGATGTTCCCGTCGCACCCACGGCAGACGAAGTTCTGGTGGGCAAGGAGACCGCTCTCGAGCAGTTCATTGACGGTCGTCGGCGCTCCGACCACGTCCGGCACGTCGAGCGTCTGGACGCCTTCCTTCAGGCAGTTCTCGCACCTGACGTGCAGCTTGAACCGCGCGATGATGGCCTCCGCCAATGCGCCGCCCCCTTCATGTTCATCGTTCGTTCTCAACCTGCCTCGATCGTTCGCGAGAGTCGAGTCGTCGCAGCCTCGCCTCCCATCTCACTTTAGATTTTCCGCGCGGCTCGCCCGGTTGCGCGCACCGCGTAAGGGGCTAGGCTGCGCATTCACCTGAGGAGGGCACCATGTCCTACACAGTGATCGCCGAGATCGACGGAGCGCCTGAAGCTACCGTGACCGTCACGCCGCGTGATGCGGTGCTCCTGGTCCGTGAGTACGTAAAGCGCGGCAACGCTGAGGTTACGGTTGAGCTCGCGGGCGGTGCGGCCATGAGGCCTGCGGAGTTCGAGGCCTACCTCGCCAAGCAGCCCGCGGCGTTTCTGGGCCAGCCGCACTAGGCCCAAAGTCAGCGCGCTGAAGCTGAACTTCGATGCGGCCGCGCTTCCGAAATCAGGCACCCTCGGCGTCACGAGGGCGCCTCCAGGAACGCGAGCGCGGCCGACAGCAGACCGATCGTGTCCTTGTTGCCATCGTCCTCTTCCTCATTGTCGCGGGCGAGCCTTATGGCAGCGAGGGCTCCCTCGCGCGTCGTCGGCGGCGGGCATCGCTCAATCGACCGCAGCAGCAGCCGCTCGCGTTCAGTGAGCGCCGCGACCGCGCCGGCGGCTCCATGAGCCTGCGCCAGCGCGGTCTGCACGGAGCGGAGCTCGCCCAACAAGTCGAGCAGAGGATCAGCGACCGCGGGCGAACTCGCGAACGCCGCGCCACCCGCGAAGGTGGCTCCTGCGGCATGTCCGAGAAATCCTCGGCGGGTCGTCGTAGGCACGCGTTCGGCCATCGCCGTTGCTCCTGCAGCGACGTTGAAGATGGGGAGCCGGATGAGAGCGAGCGCTCTACCCGGCCCGGCTATGGCGGTGGCTTACGCCGCGACGGAAGTCGCCGCGGGTGGCATCAGTTTGCCCAGAGCCGCGAGACCCTTCGGCGTGATGCGACACTGCTCCGTGATCTTTTCCGAGCCGTCAGCCCGGAGGACAGTCGTCACCTTGTGCTCCAGCAGTCCGCTAGCGACCTTCGTCTGGTAGCCGAGGTGGTGGTCCGAGCCGACCCGTTTGTAGATCCAGCCGTGTTCGCGGAGGTAGGAGAACAGATCCTTGGGGCGAACCTGGAGCGCCTTGGCCGCGTCCGTGACGCAGAGCGATCCGTCGGCCTTGGCCAAGCGATCGAAGGCCTCGACGGTCGGCGCCATGTCGGCGACCTGGTCCTCCAGCGCCAGCACCTTCTCGCTGTAGGTGAGCAGCAGGCCGCGCATCGCCGCCGGGTCGTTCAGCACCCTGATCGGGTCGGCCGGCGTCGCGACCTGCGCCTCCAGCTCCATCCAACGGTCGATGATCCTGGCGCGCAGCTCGACGCTGTAGCCGGAGACGAGGATCAGGCACTCGCGCTTGGGGAGGTTGAAGCAGGGAAGGATACGGCCCGTGCTGTCCGTGTAGCTCCCTTCGAAGGCGCTCGGCTCAGTTTTGAGCCCAGCCAAGAGCGCCTTGATGTCCCGCAGAACGTTCTTGTGCTCCTTCGCGGTCAGTTCCGCGATCTCACGGCTCGTCATGGTGAGCTGGATTCCGCCGGCTGCCGCGGACGGATCGATAGTGGTAAGGTTCATAGTCTGCGGCTCCCAATCAGCCGTGGGTGATGTCGCTGCCGGGTAAGGCGGCGGTGTTCCAGGAAGCGGCGGGGGCACGGTCGCCAAACTCACCCCCCGTCGCTTCCAATCTGCTCTGCGACAGAGCCAAATCGATCAGAGAACGGATCGCTTCTGAGCGGTTGAGTTTCATCTGAGCCCCGCCCCATCGGTCGATGCGCTCGATGATCGACGGCTGCATCATCACCACGACCCGTTCTCGACGGGATGTCTGCGGCTTCGCGTATGACGGCATTCCACCCTCCATTGACACGGCTCTTCACATAGGCGTGTCAATTGCCGAATTGTCAATGGCGTGTCAAACGGCGTTTCCATCCATTCTGGAGATTGCCGCTCTGATGGTGAAAGAGGCGACCCAGCGCCGGGTCTATGTACTGCCCACAGACCTCGTCGAGCGCATCTTGTCGTTCCAACGCGACAAGGGCCTTCCGTCTGAGGTTGAGGCAGTCCGCCGTCTGTTGGACGAGGCTCTGCTTCAGAGGGATAGCGCAAATAATGTCATAGAGCGCCTGCAGTCAAAATTCCGCACCACCAAGATTTTACCGGATCTAGCGAAAGAAATTCTCGTGGGGCATCCACTGATAACCGAGATCCAGTTTGGCGCCAATCATATTGACTTCGCAATGAAGGGTCATGGCCGATTTCAGATGCGAGAAAACGGGAAGATTTACGAGGAGTTCTCAGACAATGAGTGGAGGGAGTGGATCGACGATATTCCCTTTTGAAGGCTTCATCTGCGATCCGGGAAGGGCCATCGCGTGCCCTCGCCGACTGCCGCTCAACCTCGATTCTGAGCGCCTTTCCTGCGACAGAGAAGCTGGATGAGTACAGGCGGACCGGGGCGTCTGTGAGCCATGGGGCCCCCGCATCGACGAAATCGGCCTCGACCTCGGCCCCGGCGGGGGGAATACTTGCTACGGATTTTCCCGCCGCGCTCGGGCCGCTCACAATCCGTAACTTTCGGTCCGCTGTGGTGCGTAGGCCAACGCTACGGATTGGGGACTGTCGCCTGAGGGCGCTCCCGTGTAGAATCACGACCGTGTTCGCCCTTTTTGACCGCGACGCGCGGGGGAGTTGAGTATGGCTCGCGCCGATCGTGTTGCCGAGGTACGGGCAGAGGACCTCCTCGTCGACCTTCTTCAATCTCAAGGCTGGGATACCCGACGACCGCCTTATGGCGAAATGCTAAGGCAGCAAGAGTACAAGGACCACAGCCACTTGGCTGGAATCCTTCGGGGTATCAGCAAATCCGGGAAGAAGGGTGACGGCCGCCCAGAGGGCTTCCTCGTTGATCGTGAGACGATGAGGCCTCTGGCTGTCATTGAGGTTAAGCCGTCCATCACGTCTCTAGCCAAGGCTATCGAGGAGGTTACCGACGTATACGGCAGCGCTTGTATCGACGCCGGATATACGCCGCTCGCGATAGCTCTAGCCGGAGCGGACGAAGATAACTTCTTGCTTCGTGTCCTAAAATGGAATGGCGCGTCTTGGTCTCCGGTGACTTATGACGGAGAGCCGATTGGATGGATTCCAAATCGCACTGACGTAGAGAGATTACTCCCGCTTTCTGCGCCTCACGAGCTGAGACCAACCGTTCCGCTACCCGACGTTTTGGCGGCGCGCGCAGATGAAATCAACGGCCTCCTCCGACAGTCTGGCATCAAGGATGAGTTCAGACCAGCTGTTGTCGGGACGATCATGCTAGCGCTCTGGCACTCAAAAGGAACCCTCAGCAAAGACGAGGGCAGCATCCTCAATAGTATCAATTATCACTGCAAGCAGGCATTCTGGCAGGCCAAGAAGCCTGATTTGCAGAAGAGCCTTCAGGTCGATGAGGCAAATAGGGAGCTCGCCAAAAATTCTCGCCGCATCGTATCCATTCTGGAGCGCCTGAACGTTCATGTGCTTACGGCTGAGCACGACTACCTCGGGCAGCTTTACGAGACATTTTTCAGATATACTGGCGGCAACACCATTGGTCAGTATTTCACGCCGCGTCACGTCGCAGACATGATGGCTGACCTTACCGAGGTGAGTGCCAATGACGTTGTCATAGACCCCTCTTGCGGCACCGGCGGGTTTTTGATCGCTGCGATGAATAGGATACAATCGCAAGAGAAGATATCCCGGTCCGCTGTCGCTGCGCTGGTCGCCGACCATCTTATTGGCTTAGACAAAGAACCTATTACGGCGGCACTCTGCGTCGCCAATATGATCTTACGTGGGGACGGCAAGACAGGTGTACATAGAGCGGACTGCTTCACATGGCCAGACTATCCAGTGGGGAAGGCAACCGTCGCGCTGCTAAATCCACCGTTCCCACACAAAAGGACTGATACTCCGCCCGAAGCTTTTGTGGAGAGAGCGCTGGAAGGGCTGCAGCAAGGAGGGCGTCTTGCCGTACTCGTCCCAACCAGCCTGTTGGTGAAAAGAGATAAAACAGACTGGCGAATTAAGCTGAGAAAGGCCAACACCGTCAACGCTGTGATAAGTTTCGAGCGAGAGTTATGGCACCCGTACGCAGACGCCGTGACGTCTGTGTTGGTGATGACTAAGGGCATACCGCACGGAAAAGCGAATTCCGTCTTTTATGCCAAGATCAAAAATGACGGCTTCAGGGTGATAAAGCAAGTCCGGATGCCGGTTCGCGGGAGCCAAATCCCTGATGTCGTTCAAGCCTATAAAATGCGGTCCACGATCCCAGGAGTTTGCGGATGGGACTCGCTGAACGACAATTGGGGGCCGGGCCTTCATGTCCCAGCCAAGATATTCACAGACGAAGAACTACTCAGAGAGGTTTATTATCTAACTCGGAGTCGCTCCTCCGCGACCGTTTCCTTCGCTCACGAGCTTCTCGCCATGCAGTCTGCGATTTCTCATGGCCAGATCGAAATAGCATCCGTTCGTGACTTAAAGAAGATGAAGCAGGTTGAGCGATCAAGCGCCACAATTGGGGGGCAGTTCCATATCGCGTATGGAATGAAAGACCTGCACAGCAAGAGGGATCTAGGACCGGGTGCCTCGCTGATCATATCCTCCCAAGGAACGAACAATGGCTGGTACGGGTTTTTTGACTTCAAGAAACTCATAGCGCCGCCGTTTATCACAGTACCGAGCACCGGGAGTATCGGGCAGGCGCACGTGCAAGAATGGCCCTGTGGCGTCACTGATGACTGTCTAATACTCGTTCCGAAAACAGGTGTTCCTCATGAGGCCTTATACATTGCAGCAGCCGTGCTGCGGTCTGAAAGGTGGCGGTTTAACTATGGCATGAAGGCGACACCCCAACGAATCTCGGAGTATCCCCTTCCAAGCAGCCACCTGCTGTTGGAGCGGGTTCGCTCAATGATAGCCGCCGCGGGGGCGATTGAAGCCCTGGCCATGGAAGCGGCTGAAGACGAGCACGACGCCGAAGTCGCCTACTGCCGGCTGAAGGAGGTGAGTGCATCTGAGCACGCGATCATAGAGGGAGAGGCCCTCCAAATGAGGTTAGTACGGCTGTCGGGTTAAGCCCGTGGCCTGCCCTTATGAACTCGCCCTTACGTCTTCCGCCCTAACGTTCCTCGAAGGGCTACCTTCGGGGAAAATTCGCAGGCAGATCATATCCCGGCTTAACGGATTAAAAGACGATCCTCACCCGCACGGCTGCAAAAAGTTAAGCGGAGTCACCAACAATGGCGCGCCCGTATACAGGTTGCGATCGGGTGATTACCGCATATTATACGTAGTTCATCATAATGTGCCTAAGGTCTTAGTTTTAGACATCGATAATAGGAAGGACGTGTACCGTTAGCCGTCGTTCCTGTGCAATTGCCTATTCCATTCGTAGCTGACCCAAGCACCAGTCCTAGGTCAAGATACTGCCTGGCACGCTCTCCGTTGGCGTTGCGACGGGGATCTTCCTTCCAGGCGCCTCATGCAGGTAACAACTCGCTAGCGTCCGACGTGCGTACGGTTTTTCTAGGTCCTTGCGAGGGGGGCGAGCATATCATATGATATGACCGCGCAATCGGCGAGGTATCCGTGCCTGCTCCTCAGGATCTCCTACTCCCGGCGAGAATCGAACCCGGCGATCAAACCGCGGCGATCGTGAAGGCGGTGGTTCGTGCGTGCGGCTTCTGGGGCCTGACGAACAAGGAGGCGGCGGACCTGTTCGATGTACCGATCGCCACGTGGAACCGCATGAAGGCAGGGACGTTCAGCGGCCGCCTCGACCAGGACAAGCTCACTCGCGCCAGCCTGATCGTCGGCATCTTCAAGGCGCTGCGTATCCTTTTCAATCAGGAGATGGTCCACGGCTGGCCGAAGGCGCCGAACACGGGGCCGATGTTCCAGGGGCGATCTCCAGTCTCGCTGATGATTGAAGGCGGCATCCCGGCGATGCTGCGGACCCGCCGCTATCTCGATGGGCTGCGCGGCGGCCTGTGATCCCCGAGGTCGATTTCGTCGAGGCGCGCACGGTTCGCCTCATCCCGACCGCGTACATCGATGAGCCGGCCGTGAGGCCTTTGGCCGACAGCGCGGACGAAGAGGCGATCCTCAACGAGCTCGAGGCCCTCACCTCCGCGCGGCTGAACGTACCGAGCCTGCCACTAGGCGTGGATCCCCGCGAGCTGCTGAACGAGAGCTACGGCTATGGCTGGAGCTTCATCAACGCCGCGTTCTGCCACGCGAAGCCGCCCGGAAACCGCTTCAACGACGAGGATCGTGGGTGCTGGTACGCCGCCTTCGGTCCCCAGGACGCCGGGACCTCTGAAGCCGAGGTCACGTTCCATATGGCCAACGCGCTGCGGGAGGCGGGCGCCGCGAGCGAACTGGTCTCGTATCGGCAACTGCTGGCGGGCTTCTCCTGTCGCTTCCACGATCTTCGAGGCGATCCACAGCACGTCAGCCTCGATCCCGATCCAGCGATCGGCTACCCAGCCGGCCAAGCGCTCGCCAAGTCCATCCGCGCGGCCGGCGGGAACGGGATCCTCTATCCGTCGGTGCGGTTTCGCGGCGGGATGTGCCTCGCCGCCCTGCGGCCCTCGGTGGTCCAGAACGTGCGCCAGGGGGAGCAGAGAACCTTTCAGTGGGACGGTGCGCGCATGATCAGGATCTCCTGAACAGGAACGAGCGGCACACACACGCTCGTGGAAGGGGAGCGTTCCGCGCGCCATATTCGTCGTATGGCCTACATCGTCCACATCATCGAGCTATCCACGCCTACGGAAGACGGCTTCGTCTCGCACAGGCTTCCCGAGTCCTACCCGACGCTTGAGAGTGCGCGGGCGGGCGGCCAAGCCTACCTCGCACGGCGCGACCCCAAGCTCGGCCAGGTGACTTTCCGTATCGTTGACGAGAATGGCGACCCTGCCGAGGTCGGTGGTTGACGAAGCTTCCCGTGTACGGTTGCCCCCCCACTGCGCGCCCTAAACGGTCATTCGTTCGTCGGATTGCTGATGTCTATATGGGCATTGGCAAAGATGAGAGAGCGAATGACATTGTTCCTCGCGGCTGTTTTGAACGGGGTGCGCCTTTGGCAGGAGGCGATCTCACGTCTGGCGGCAGACATGTCTGACGAGGGTCAGAGCGCGCCAGATCCGGCGTGGCTACCGTCGAAAGAGTAAGGGGAAATACAAGGATCGGATCTGAAGACCAGCGCCTCCCGCCGACGTAATCGGCAACGGTACGTCCGCTGAACGCCTGATGAACTTCCTTCTTAGGATGCATTCAGACTTGGCTGGCTACCGTCTCCGCGCTTTTGCCGACCCCCGCATTAGAGATGCGTTGGGTGGGATACGCGCCCCCCTCTCACCCAGACGGCGATTGCACGGCCCGGCCGCGTGGGGAGCGGTCGGGCCACATTTTTCGGCCGCCCTCCCGAAGTCCTGAACGAAGATATACGAACTGAGACACCTCGAAAACCATTTTGGTATTGCATTGTTAGACCATGTTGGTATTTTCCTGGGAGCCGTTCTGGCCGAGGGAGCCTCCAATGTCCGCCGCAATCCTAGCCGAGCCCGCCTGTATCAACTCAGCCTCGCGTGCGCCGCGAGCTTCCGCGAAGCTCTCCGCCAGCGACATGATCGCTGAGACCGTCGAGCGCGCGAGGGGGCCGAGCACCCGCAAGACCAGCAAACATGCGCACCGCTCCGGAAGCCCGCGAGAAGCGGCGGCTTCGGCCGGTCCGATCCCCGCGACCTCCGTGGAACGCGCAAAGCTTGATCCAAGCATTTGCTTGGTCGCCCAGATCGGACGCCTCTGCGCCCAGCTTGGCGAGGCCTACGCCGCATCCGAGTTGGCGCAGCGTGCCGCAAGAGAAAAGAGCGTCCCGGACGAGTTCTTCATCGAAGAGACCCGCGAGCACCTCTACGACCGCGAATACGATCTGCGTCAGGCCGCGCCGCACCTGCTCGCCCAGTCCTTCGAAGGCGCGATGTTCCAGGTGGCTGTTGCGAGCCACCTCCTTGACGACCTTCTGTCGCTGGACCTCAACGACGCCTGCGAAAAGCGAAAGGCCGAGGAGAGGCTTCGGGGCGCGGGGTCCTGCCTCTACAGCGTCCTTCGCGTTCTCGAGACGGCGTGCGGCGCTGACCGGCGCGCTGCCGGCGTCGCGGGCTCCATGTCTGATTTCCTCGACCCGCACACTCGCGTGGAGCGCGCTCTGCAGGGCCATCACGAGATGGATCCGCGTCGAATGACCGAGGACGAAGCGCCGTACCCGGCGACGGCGGTCCGCAGCATCCTTTCCGGCGCCACTCGAAACGCATCCGAAGCGGCGGGCGATCCGGTCTTCGAGCTGATCGAGACGCACAAGGCGCTTTGGGACGCGCAGGAGGCCATTTCATCGGACGACGGGACGAACCCGAAGTGGCTGAAGGCGGTCGATCAGGCCTACGCCGTCATGATCAGGCTGGCGGAGACACCGGCGACGACGCTGGAGGGCTGCATCGCGGTAGCGACCTATGTCGCGAGCCATCCGTCTCGCGCCGGTAACACCGACCTCGACGAGGCCGCCGTCGATGGCCTTGCCGCGAGCCTCAGGGGCCTCTCTCGGCGGCTGGAAGCCGGCCATGGGTGATCCCGTCGCCTCACGCGAACGCCGGCGCTCTTTGCGGTCTCAAGCTCGCGCAATGGAGCAGGCCATCAAGGAGCGGGACCCGGAGGGCAAGGCATGACCACCATCATCGCCATCACGCCGAAGGAAGCCGAGTTGCTGGAGGCGGCGAACATCACCAAGGCAGAGTTCGCGGGCGTTCCAACGCGCAAGCATACGAGAGTGCTGAAACGCTTGATCGACGAGGCGGACGTTGTGCTTGCGGTCTACGTCGACCCGGCGGCGATGCGCTTGGGCACGTCAATCATCAAGGGCGAAGGCCAACTCGAGCTCATTCGCATCACCGGTGCGAGCGTCGAGATGAAGATGCGCGTCATCCACGTCAAGGAGCGGGCCGAGGCTGAGGCCATGCGCCGGGTGTTCGGCGACGGGGCTCGACTGCAGTGAGTGCTAAACGTCAAGCGTTGCCGCGAGCCTCAAGGGCCTTACTCCGCGGAAGCTGGAAGACGCCCATGGCTGAGATGATCGGGCTCCTCACGGGCGGACGCCGGCGCGCCGTGCGGTCTCGATTTCGCCAGTTGGTGCAGGCCGTCAACCGGCGGGACATTGAGGGCCTGCCGTGACGGCGGCCGCAACCCGGGCGCCGACCTTGCAGCCCGCCCGCGTCTCGGCTCCTCAGGACGACTCTCCTGCCGCCCGACGGCAGGGGCTCTTCCCATGCGAGGCCGTGATCGCGCGCCGGCTGAGCCAGCAGCCGAGCGAGTGGAAAGCCAAGGCGCTCGTCCTCGAGCGCGAGGGGCTGCCGAGGATCGATCCGATAATGGGCGGCCGCTACTGGCCGGCTGTCGAGGCCTTCTGGAACCGCCGCTACCGGCTCGCTAGCGTCGAGGCGTCTCAACCCGATGGAGGAGAGAACCTCGATGCCCTCTGATCTCGACATGCCGGGTCGAAAGGTCCGACGAAACCGGGACGGCACCAAGCGCCTATATTGGTGCGCTCGCGCCGATCTCGTGAAGGCCGGCTATCGGCCGGAGACGGTGCGCCTGTTCTACGACGCAGACGATCCAAGCCACGCGCCGCTCGTCGCCGCCGCCTGCCAGCGCATGCAGGCGGAGATGCTCGCCTGGGCCGCCGGACAGCGGAGCGACAAGCGCCCGCACGACGGGACGCTCGCGAGCCTGATCCGCATCTACCAGCACCACGAGGCCTCGCCCTACCGAGACCTGAAATGGAACACGCGCCGCACCTACGACCAGGTGATGGACGTCGTGGAGAAGGCCTTCGGCAAGCGAGCACTCTCGGCTCTGAAGGCGGAGGATTTCCGCCGCTGGTACGACGCGGCGAAGAAGCCGAAGGCTGAGGGTGGGCCAGAACGCGTCCGCAAGGCGCACGGCATCATCTCCATGCTCCGGCGACTATTCGCCTTTGGCGTCAGCGCGGAGATCGCGGAGTGCGCCCGGCTCGATTCCATCATCAGCAAGATGCGGTTCAAGCAGCCGAAGCGACGGCGCGTCACGCTGCACCTCGATCACGTGAAGGCCTTCGTGGCAGCCGCCGAACAGGCCGGCCGGCTCTCGCTCGCTCTGGGCACCGCCATCCAGTTCGAAACGGCGATGCGCCAGCGCGACGTCATCGGCGAATGGGCCCCCATCTCCGAAGATGACTTGTCCGGAATCGTGCTCCGAGGAAAGCGCGGCCGCGGCTGGAAGCGCTGGGGCGGCGGCCTGACATGGGCCGATCTCGGCGATCGAACCGTGGTGGTGAAGGAGACGACGAAGACCGGGGCCATGATCGCCCACGATTTCAGCGTGTCCCCTCTCATCCTCGGGCTTTTGGCGAAGGTGCCGGCCGAAGCCCGCGTCGGGCCGCTCATCATCGACGAGGCGCACGGACGCCCTTACGCCGCGCACGGTTACGCTCGCGAGTGGCGGGTGGTGGCGCGAAAAGCCGGCATCCCCGATGGCGTCTGGAACATGGACGCACGTGCCGGAGCGATCACCGAAGCCGAGGATGCGGGAGCCGAGCTCGATGAGATCCGCGGCGCGGTCGGGCACACCCAGGCCTCAACGACCGCCCGCTACTCGAGAGGTGCGATTGGAAAAAGCCGCCGCGTAGCGAGCCTCAGGACCGCTCACAGAATGGTGAAGAACGAGCCCTGA